CATGTCCGACCTGATCCCGGTTGACTCCCCCTCGCTGCAACCCCTTCAGCAGAGTTTCGAGCGCGACCAGCTCGAATCCGAACTGAAGGCGGTTTTCCTCGCCGTGTTCGAGTCGATGATTCGCGCGAACGAGCGCCGCCTGAACCTGTACGGTATGCCGCACTTGGGCGATGCGGAACTCGTCGAGCGCGCACTGAAGGATTCTGGCCTCGCCATCGTCAAGCGCGACGTGACGCGTTCCAGCTTCTTGCTTCAGGCGGCGCGCGCACGCAACCCGCGCCGCGGCATGATCTTTCTGAAGCAATACCTTCAGGCGGTCTGGCCGAATGTCTGGCTCGTCGAGCCGCTTTGGCATCCGCTCGCGACCTCGGCGAACTATCCCGCTGACCGCACACCGCTAGGCACGAAAACGCTCACCAATGGCGTGTCCGCGGTCTATGACATGGCGTCCAACCCGGAAGGGTTGCCGACAGTCTATAAGACCGACTGGCAGGGCAAGACGCAGCTTTACACGACGCCGCGCACGAACTCCCTGACCTACTCCGGGCCGATCGACAACGCCGCATGGGTCAAGACGCTCATGACGGCAACGGCGAACGCGGCAGTTGCGCCGGATGGCACGCAGACCGCGGCCAAAATCGCCGACTCGGACACGAGCAACGCCGCGCACTCGGTTCAGCATTCGAGCGTGAGCAGCCAGAACGCGGCCGACTGGAATACATGGTCAATCTACGTGCAGGCCGTCGAGCGGCGCTATGTGGTGCTCCGGCTGATCGCGAGCGGCGCGTCGTCGAACTATTGCGCGGCCTATTTCGACCTCCTCACCGGCAATTCTGCCGTCGTCAATGCGGGCAAAGCAACGGGCGCTAAGGCGACGATTACCTCGCTGGGCGTCAATGGATGGTGGCGCGTGTCGGTGTCGGGTATTCCGAATCCGAATGTCGCAAGCCAAGGCATTGCCGCGTTCATCGGCGCGCCGCCCTCGTTCGGTAATACGACGGTATATGCGGGCGTGGTGGGGCAAGGTATCAACGCATGGGGCGGGCAGCTTGAGGCGGGCGGCGCGCCCACGCGCTATATCGGCACGACCGGCGCGGCCGTGACCGTCACGGACTACACGGTGAACGCCAACGGCGTTGCGCACTTCTCGGACGGCGTGACGGCCGATGCGCCGCTCACGCACTTTCGTACCGGCCGCATCCGCGTCACGCTGCCGGTTTCATCGGATAACGGCCTTGGGCTGCTCGAAATCGCGAAGGCGTTCCGCTCGACCCTCGCGCCGCGCCTCATGCTTGAACTGCGCCTCTCGACCCTGTTCGAGAACAAGGGCGCAGCGGGTGGCCTCGCCCTCGCCAACGGTGCGAAGGCAATCATGCCGCTTATGGCTATCGGCAAAATCAGTTAACCGGGGTATCTCATGGGTAAAAAGACGGGAAAGATTGTCTATAACGTTCACGAGCGCGGGCGCGAGCACGTCGGCAAGGAACGCCTTTTCGACCTGCGCGCGCTCGCCTCACTCGTCAACGGCGACGCCGTGCAGGAGAAGGTGAGGAACCGCGACCTGCTTGGCTACTACGGCCACAGCATCCGCGTGAAGTTCGGCATCGAGCCGCCCGAGTGGGCGATGGTCAACGGCAAGCAGATTTTCTTCGAACCGGCCGTCGTCACGACGTACCTGTGCGCCGATGAGAACGGCAACATCGAGCACGAAACCGAGTTCCTCGATACCGAGCCGGGCAAGATGGCCGCGCGCCTGCACGACAGCAAGGCGGGCGGCTTTTCGAGCGCGATTCAGGCCGTGCCGAATGGCCTCGCGCATGTGCCGAAAAAGTTCGGCGGCTTTGACTACGTGCATGAGCCGAACTACACGACCAACCGCGGCTATGTGTTCGACAGCGCGAGTGGCGAACTCGACATGAATGAACTCGTGTTCGATTCGGTCATGACCGACATGCACCACCAGCAAGCGGCGATGAACCTGATTTTCGACTCGCTGCAGGCAGATCACACGCTGGCGATGCAGGCACTCGAACGCCTGCGCGAGGAGAACGAAGAACTGTTGTCGCTGCTCTCCGCCGCGCGGCCGGGCGTCGTGCTCGACAGCGCGCGCGAGCACCAAGCGCCCACGCTCACGGGGCGGCGCGCGACGGCCGACTTCGAGCGGCGTGCCAACAGCTTTGCATCCGCCTCGCTCGTCTCGCTCGACACGCTGAAGGAAGGCGACGAGAACGCAGGCGCGGCCTACGCGCGCAAGTACTTCGGAGCGTAATGTGAGCCTGCTGACCCCTCTCGAAATCGGCCTCGGCGGCTATATGCGCCGCTTCTACGGGCAGCTTGTCGCCGACACGTCCTCAATGCAGGAATACACCGCGCGCGGCCTCTCGAAGGCTATGGTGTGGGTTCCCGGCCGCATGATCGACCAGATCGAGGAAATGCTGAAGGAATACCGCAAGAACGAAAACGATCCGGGGCCGGGCCTCTCCTCCCGCCTGCCGATTGTGTTCGTCGCCATGTCGAAAGACTTCATGCCCGCGCCGCCCGACTGGGGTATCGCCGTCGGCTCGCGTGTCGACGTGATGAACCCCGATGACCCGGAGCAGCGCGCATTCAAGGTGCGAACCTCTTTCAACGAGTACCGCGCGCAGATCGTCATCGTTGCTGCGGAAAAGCACTCTGCACACAGCATCGCGATGCAGTTCAACCTATTCGCCAATGGTGATGACGGCGGCGGCGGGCGGCGCTTCACGTTCGATGTGCCATTCGCAGGCATGGCGCATCAGTTCCGCGCCACGCTCGAACAGATTGACCTCGGCGCGGTATCCGTGCCGGTCGATGTCAAGGATTTGACGGTCTGCACGGTTGACCTAAGCGTGCGTGCGCATGTGCCACTGTTTGAGGCTCCGAAAGACGGTGAGCCGAACGACGGCAAGCCCGCGCCCGCTGGCTATCCGGTCGTTACCGAAGTCACGAGCGAGCAGGTATTCGAGGGAGAGGGTCTATGAGCGAGCCGATTCGAGTGCAGGCCATCATCAGCGGTTATCAGGGAGCGGCCGTCAACCTGCTCGGCGCGCTCGACCCGAAAACTGGCCTCTTTATCGTCGCGAAGGAACAGGGCATCGACGAGCGCTCAGACGGCGCGCTTGTCGTGTCCAACAGCACGCGCATGGAGGACCGTGACCGGCTATTCGACGAGGACAAGCTACAGCGCGCGATCCAGCTTTTTTTCAGCCTGAAGGGACAAGGGCTGCTCGAACTGCTGGCCGCGGTCACGAAGCACGATCCGGCAACGCGCATCGAATCCGACGGCATGAGCGAGCGCGGCACCCGATACCGGCTCGCGCCGGAAATGTCGAATGGCAACATCGCCGTGCTCGCGATGATCGAGGCCGCCGACATGGCGCTCGCGGCCAATACGACCATCGACACGGCTGACGATATCGCCCAAATGTACGGCGACCTCGACGGGATCGACGGCGACTGGGCGACCATCTAGCGTTAGGAAAAGCCAAGCGCGCCGCCAGCCATCGCGACGGGAGAATTGAGCAGTTAGCAATTCGAGGTCACGATGGCTTCTACTCCCGTTCTCAATCCGAAGATCACCGCTGCGGGCAACGCCCTCCTCCCGACGGACACTCAGCCGGGCCTTTCGGCCACGCTCACGCACGTTGCAATCGGTACGGGCCTCTATGATCCCGTCGTGGACGCGAACGGCCGCGCCACGCAAACCGCCCTCGTCAACGAGGTCGCGCGCTACGCAATTTCGAGCGGCAGCAAGCCGGATAACTACTCGGTTCAGATTGGCACGACGATCACTGATACCGACATGAACGGGGCATCGCCGAACGGGAAATCCATCGGCGAAATCGGCTTCTACGCGGGCACCACGCTTTTTGCGGTCTGGAGCCGTGCGACGGGCGGCGCGCTTTTCATCAAGTCCGAAAACCTCGACGTGCCTTTCGCGTACACGCTCGACGTGTCGGTTTTGCCCGTTGGCTCGGTCAACATCACGGTTTCGACCGACACGGCGGGCATGGCCGCGCTGATTCTCCAGCACGAGGCCAAGCTGGACCCGCATCCGGGCTATGTGCTCAAAAAGCGTGGCATGGGCGAATATGACCCGCTCACCATCTACAACGCTGGCGCGCATATCGTCGGGCCGGATGGCAAGACATATCGCAGCCTCGTCGATAACAACGTCGGCAACACGCCTGCGAGCTATCCAGCGAAGTGGGAGCGTTGGGCCTTCTCGACGGGCGAACTGGCCGCCGAGTTCGTGCCGGTACGCACTGGCGTACAGGCCAACGGCTCGAACACGCTTGGCATGGTCCGCATCACGAACCCGGATGCGGCCTATTTCGCGTCCGACAGCAACCCGCTGACGGGCGCGTTCAAGATCGTGCTCCCGACGGGCGCATATAACGCGCTCGTTCGCATGCGCGTCGAAATCCATGAGAGCGCAACCGGCAAGTCGATCACCCTCCTCATCGCCGGTTACGCATCTGGAATCAACTGGTCGAATCAGACGGTCGCGATTCTCGGCGAGCGCGCTGACCGTGACCTTGCCGTGCGCTTCGGCAACGATGGCAGCAAGCCTATCGTGTGGATCGGCGAATTGACCTCGACGTGGTCTTTCCCGCGCGTTTACGTCTCCGAAGTCATGGTGTCCTACAACGCGGATGGCGGTAGCGTAGCGCGCTGGATGGCGGGCTGGTCGATTTCGGCTGTCACGGTATTCAACTCCGTGACGGCAACGATGACGGGGAACCTCGTTTTCGGGCAGTCGGATATCCCACGCGTCGCGGGCCTGCAAGCGGCACTCGACCTGAAAGCGCCGCTCGACTCCGCACAGATGACGGGTACGCCGTCGATCACCAATACGCCTACGGCAACGACCGCACAACTGGCTCTGAAGGGCGCAAGCGGCGCTCTCAACAATGAGGGAAAACTTCGCCTCTACGGCACGTTCGGCACTGGCTCGAGCGATACCGGCACGCGCCTGATTGCCTCGCTCCGCGCGGGTTTCAATGCTGGCTCGTGGGGCAAGGAATACCTCAACTTCTGGATCAACAACGGCTCGTCCAACGACGGGCAGAGCGACGCGAGCCAGCAGCTCGTCATGAGCTTGGTTTCCGGCGGACGCGTTCTTGTTAACGCCTCAAGCGACGACGGCTCGACTGCACTTCAGGTCAATGGCAGCGTGCGCGCTGCAAACTACAACATCAACAGCCAGTCTGTGGGCGACTCCGGTATTTTCGGATTCACCAATGCCAATGGCCCTGCCGTTGCGGCATATGGCAGCGGCACGTCAGGGGCTGGCGCGCTCGTGTTACGGACGGCCGGCGCCGAGAGGGCGCGGGTGTCCTCAGGCGGCCGCCTGCTAATCGGCACGACGACCGACGACGGCTCGAACCTGCTGCAAGTCGCTGGCAACGTTTCGCTCGTCGGGGCAGGCCCGACCATCAACTTCAACAATGGCGGCCCCGCAATTTGGAGCCCTGCGTCGAAGACCCTCGCATTCACGAACGGCAATGGTGAAGTGGCCCGGCTTACGTCTGGCGGCCGCGTCTTGATCGGCACAACGTCCGACGATGGGTCAAGCCTGCTGCAAGTGGCTGGCAACACGTATTTCTACGGCGTTTCGTACTTCGGACAGACCTCATCGAAGGCGTGGATTAACGCTGACGCGAACGCGTACTATCTATACGGCCAAGGCAACGCACTTGTTGGCTCCGCAGGCTCTTCTGGCTACCTCGGCCTCGTATCGGCCAATGCTGAGCGACTCCGAGTAACTGCCTCCGGCCGCATCTTGATCGGGACGACAGCCGATAACGGCGGGGATCTCCTTCAGGTCGCCGGCACCGTCAGAGGTATTAACGGCGTGGGCGCTCTGATTGCCGCGAACGGCGGTGGAACAGGCCAAACGTCGATCATCCTCTCGCGGGATGGCGGCCCAGCCGACCAAAAGAAGTGGGAGGTAATGCACGGCGGCGATGGCACTTTCTCTATTCGGACCGTAAACGACGCATATTCCGCTGCGCAGAATGCGCTTTGGGTGACGCGCGGAACCGGGTCTACCGTTGGCAATATGGTGTTGCTGCAAAACGGCGGCCGCGTTCTCGTGGGTACGCTTGCCGACGATGGCGCAAACATGCTGCAAGTAGCCGGTACGGGAATGTTTGCGAATAACGTCTCGGCCTACAGTAGCGCGAATGACACGCAGTTCACCTTATCCGCGTCGAACTACGCCGGCGGCATCTCGCTTGAGGCGTACAACAAGGCCAACACGACCAAAAAGAACATCGCTCTCGCCCCTTGGGGCGGGCGAGTGCAGGTCGGCTCAATTCCCGATGACGGATCTAGCTTGCTTCAAGTCGGAGGCAATGGTCGGTTCTCAGGCGAAGTGCAATCTACCGCAGGCATCCAGTTTCGAGCAGTGTTCGGCAACTATGCTTCGATGCTGCGAAACGATGGCACGAACGTCTACCTTTTGCAGACTGCAAGCGGCGACCAATATGGATCGTGGAATGCCTTCCGGCCATTCTCGTGGGGGTTGTCAGATGGAGCGGTCAGGATTGACCAGACCGGGGCGGGTACAACTTTTGGCGGAAATGCAACCTTCTCCGGTTCCAAGATCACCATAAACCGCACCAGCGGTGAAGGTGAAATCTGGCTTGGTCAGAATGATGGCTACTACTATGCCAACGCCTCAGAAGCTGGCTGGTATTCGCCTACGAAGGGTGTGTTTGCCTACAACTTCGCGGCGGCGAACATCCGTGTCGGCAACAACTACGTGTGGCACGCTGGAAACGTCACGCCGCTCGACAAGAATGTCGGAGGAACTGTTACAGGCAACGTCGCGTTTAACGGTCAGGTAACCATGAACGCGGGATTAGCCACCATCGCCTCCGGGACCACCTACTCCGCGCTGGCCATCAGCGCAAACGGATACACGCCACGCATCCAGACGGCGCAAGCGTCGAGCATGATCGGCTTCGTAAACGGCGCGAACACTGCATACAACCTGCAAGTCTTTGATGGCGGGAATGTAACGACGCGGGACTGGATTGGTGTTGGTGGCTCGGCCTATGCGAGCGGCACGAACGCGACCATCACACCGGACGGCAACATTTGGGGAACACAATGGGGCAACCAATGGCTCCGCTCGTTCCTCGACGCCACCTATGTCCATAAGTCCGGCGACACGATGACGGGCCGCCTTACGCTCGCCAATGGCTCTTGGCAGGCAGACATTGGTTTGGCCGCGGGCGATGGGTGGTCAACATACCTGCGCGCGCGCAAGGGTGGTGGCATCGAACTCATCAACAGCGCTTACAACTCCGTCCCAGCCTTCTTTGAAGACAACGGAAATCTTCACATCGGCAGTTCCACCTTCCAGACCGACGGAAATATCTGGATGGGTTGGTATGGCGGCTATCTGAGTGCTGCGCTCGGCAGCAAGGCAAATGCAGGCTCCCGCGTCCAATGGGACTCGGGCGTCAACAATTTCGGCACCATCGATCGCCTCAACGGCGCTCTGCCCGCACCGTGGGTCGTGTGCGGATTGAGCGGTCCGGGCAATGGGACGGCAAACGCCATCGTGGTCTACGGCGTACTTCTAAGGAACCAATAATGAGCACTGTTAATTTCATGCTGCATGTCGAACAAGCGGCATTCATTCTGTCCAAAAAATTCCCGAGCCTCGTTCGATGCAAGGATTACTGGGTATCGCACCCGGTTCACGAAAAGACGTATGAGCAGAGATTGACGGCTTGGGTTCCGATATGGGAGCCGACCGATATCCCGCAGCCAACGCCCGCCGATCTGTTGGCATGGTGGCCGGACTACGCTGACGAATATGCGCTCGCCGAGGAAACCACGAGCGCCCGACAGAAGCGTGACGATCTGCTCAAGCAAGTTGATCCGATGGTCGAGCGCGCGGCTGATGCTGGCGATGCTGATTTTGAAGCCGCGCTGCGTAAGTATCGACAAGCGCTGCGTGACGTGCCCGCACAAGCGGGGTTCCCGTTCAACGTGACATGGCCGACCCTCCCGGCCAAGTCGGCTGAATGAGGGGTATGGCATGGCAATCAAGAAGACCATCGAACTCGCCGGGACTGGCGCGCTGGCCGAGTATCACGTCCTTCGGTCTGCTCAGGTCAATGGGTCCGGCGACGTAACGGTGACGGTCGCGAGCTACTTCACGGTCGAGGCGTTCGCGGCGGGCAAGTCTCCGGTCGAGCTATTGAGGCATCCGATTGTGATTCGCGGCATCCCGGCCGATGGTGAGGAGCCGATGAAGTTCGCCGAATCAATGCTGGTCGCAACGGCCCCGCCCGGTGCGGCCGATCTGCCGCTCAACGAACAGCCGTTCCCGAACAGATATCTGTTCGCGGGCGGAGCAATCGTCGAGTGATGTGTGGCGGGTTTGGAAAACGGGAGTCGCCCCGCCCCGCCCGCCTATCGATAATTTCCCGAGTGCGGCTGAATCCGTGGCCGCCATCCAACGCAACCCGTCATTAGGAGAATTTAAATGCTGAAAAAGAGTCTGTTGGTCGAGGCGAACGGCGTACCCGCTTCGGTCCATCGCGTCTCGTCCGTTACCGTCGGTTACGTCGGCGGAAACACGACGGCGCAAGTCGAATCGTTCTACAACGAAGATTCTCTGGCGAAAAGCCGCGCAGCATTGACAAGCTCGTCGATCACGGTTCAGGGCCTCCCCGCTCCGGGTCAGGACGCGCGCGATTTCGTCGAATCGGAACTCATCAAGCCGGTTCCGGATGGCGTGACCTCCAGCGATACGCTGAAGCAATATTCGTCGGACCAGTATGTGTTCTCCGGCGCTGCGGTCATCGCAAACCCGGCTTAATCGCGCATGTACAGCCCGGTCGTTACCGCTGCTTACGTCAAGGCGGTCCGTAAATTCGCCGTGCAGACGCCCGATTGGGCCAATGCCATCCGATATTTCACGAAGCCCGACGAGCGGTACGACCTCACGCTGATTGCGCAGCGCGTCTACGGCGACCGCAATGAGTTCATGGCGATTTTCGCGGCGGCCGGACTCGACACGCTCGAACAGCCGGTGCCCGAGCAGCAGCTTGTACTGCCGACCGCTACGCAGCTAATGACCATCAAACGACAGACGGGATATTTGACCGATGCCGAAGCGCGCGCTTACCAGTCACTTAATTGAACGCGCAACTACCCGGCTAGGCTCCGCCAAGCGCGAGGCCGCCGAGCGCGCCCAGTTCGACCTCGAACGCCGCCAAGCCGCGACGACGATCCTTCAGCCGCACGAGGTATCGGGCGAGTACGATGCGGGACGGCTGCTCACGACGACGCGTCGCGGCGGCGTCCACAATCCGATCACGCTATCGGACCTGCGCGCGTTCCAGAGCAACATCACGCGCCTGAAAAAGCAGTACAAGGGCGGCATTACCGCGCAGTCGGTCATCGACCTGTCATTGCCGGTCGACCGCGAGCGCGCGAACAAGGAAATCCGCATGGCCGTGCCCGTGTCACTGCGCGGCGGCCTCGTGCATTTCATCACGAACGCCGGGCCGGATTCGGATGCAACGCGCCACCATGTCCATGTCGAATTTCTAGACTTTCAGGCGGCCGTCGGCGCATCGCCCAACGACCCGAAGAAAATCGGCAAGCTTGTCACGTCCGGCCGCACGCTGTTCGACTGCGACTGCGGGCGGCATACGTTCTGGTATCGCTACATCGCGACTGTCGGAAAGTACAACTATGGGCGAGGCGAAACGGGGTTCCCGAAAATCCGCAACCCGAATCTGAAGGGCGTCGCGTGCAAGCACGTCCTGCGCGTGATGCACGTTGTCCAGCGCGACCTGAACGTTCAGGCGAAAATCGCCGCGCAGGTCATCAAGGCTCGCGAAGTGCTCGATGCGCGCAAGCTCAAGACGGAAAAAACCAAGGTCGCGGAACTGCGCGAAATGGCCGATGCGCAGCACAAAAAGCGCACGTCGAGCACGAATCTCAAGACGAGCGAGAAAAAGGCGCATGAAGCGGCCCTGCGCAAGGCGCGCTCAGACATGAAAAAGACCGCCGTCGAAAAGACGAAGCCCAAGCCAAAGGCGAACCAGAAAGAGATCGAGCGGAACGCGAAAAACCTGCTGCAACTGGGTGCGATCACTCAGGAAATGTACGAACAGATTGTGAAAGGCGCACAGAAATGATTAACGAGATTCCCGTCGCGATCAGTCAGGCGTCGCGCACCGTCGTCCTGAAGCACCCCAATTCGATGGATTGCACGCTCTATCGCAAGGTGTTCACGCGCACCGCGCCGGGCGATGAAACGATGGGCGGATTGCCGACCTTGGGCGGGCTTGGCGTTCTAAGCCCGGAGGATGAAGCGGAGTTCGAGTATCAGGCCGTCGGCGCGGCAAAAATCCTCATCACGTCGCGCTATGAGCAGCCGCTAGACCTCTCGGACCGCCGTGATTCGCTGCCGCCCGATACGGTCATGCAGGAGGCGCTGATTGAGGCCCTTTCCGGCCCCGATGGCGCGCCGCCGACGTATGGCCCGAAGAAGTATGACCTCGTGGGCGTCGAGCCGGGCGGCGGCGTGCTGATTGGCTTTGAAATCGTCGGCATGACGAGCAGTGTCGGACTCTACCCGTACACGACGAAGTGGATCATCGCGCCGCGCGATGAACTGCACGACCTAACGCCGTGGAAAGAGTGACGGCGGCGCGATCAGCGGATCGACGACGTAGGTGCGATTGATGAACATGATTGAGGTCGCGAGCGAGCTGACGCGCACGCGATCCTTCAGCGCGAGCGGTATGTGCAGGTCGAACGATTGCGGCGCGATCATCAAGTCGCCCGCGTCGAGGTCAAAGCCATGTTTGAGCGCGAGCGCGCGCAGCACATCGGCCTGCTGCCGATCGTCCTCCGCTGCCCTATCCGTAATGCCGCGCATCTGCGCGAGCATGGCCGGTAGGTCCGCTGCCGTCATCGGCGCGGCGGTATTGCTCGCGTTCGTGCTCACGCCGGTATTCCAGAAGCTATCCATTCTTTTTGCGCTTGGTCGGTAGGGTCTGCGCATATGCGATCAGTGCGAGGCCAATCGCCTCGCGGATCGCGCCGCGGGATTGGTCGCTGCCCGTAATGGCGGCGAGCGCTGCGGCGGCATCCGCGGCGATCCACGTATTGATGCGCTGCTCGCCGCGGGCGATTTTCTCGGCGTCCGAGTTCGCGCGGCGTTGCGCGGCCGTCGGGCGCGGCGGCAAGCCACGCTCGACGTTCGTCGGGCGGCCCGGACCGGCCCTCTTTGCTGCGACTGCGATTTTCGTCATAGCTCTACTCGCTTCAACTCTGATTCCTTATATTCCGCGGCTTCAAACAGCACGTTGACGACAACGCGCCCTGCTCGGTCATAATGCGCCACGCGCGCGAGATACCCTTCTTTCGTGCGCACCGTGTCGTCGTGCTCGAACTCGCGTGACGGCGGCTCAACACCATCGATTTCCCGCTCAGGCTCGCCGCCCGGTTTCATCGCCTTGCCGAAAAGCGCAAAGCGCGCGGCAAACCGCGCGCCGCGCACGTCGTTCATGAGGCGGTCAAGCCGGTCGAGCAGCGCGCTATTATCGCCACCTGCGGCGTCAATGGCGGCCCGTAGCTCGCGCTCGATGGTGTCGAAGTGTCGGTGCATGGAGTCAGTATCGTGGATGCCTGCAATACGCCTCACGGCGGCGCTGCCAGAGTGTACCAATGGCGTCGAGACGGTTATCGAACATGCCGAGCGCCCGGCAATCCGAATCGGTATCTTCGTCCAGCGGCGCGTGAATGTCGGCGTGCCATTTTCCGTCGGGCTTCAGGTCATAGCCGCCGACGCATTCGGCCCCTTCCGGCGCGGTCATCGAGGTCGCGCAGCGGCGCATCAGGAACCCGTTTCCGCGCTCGGGCGGATAGTTAACGTTGTGCTCGACGAAGTACTCGCCATCATCGAGCAGGATTTCGCCTCGCGGCTGACTCATGTTGCCTCCGAATGGCATTGCGGCCCGCATTGCGGGCCGTGGTGAGTTTCAAATGCCGTCGTGGTACATGCCACCCGGAACCGGGTCATCCTCTCCCGGCAGGTGCGATACGCTGTTGTGCGCGCTACGCCCATGCGTGCCCGCCTCCGCTTGCGGATACAGGGCACGGGCCTGCTCCTCGGTATCGAACGAGTCGATGAACTGTTTCATCGTCTGCCCGGCGAGCACGCTCGATTCCGGGTACTCGCCCCACCCGTACACGACGAACGGCCGAATGTCGCCGCCCTTGTTCTCGATGGAAAAGCCGCCCGTGTACGTGCCCGACGCGCACGCGCGGCGCGCGGTTTCCTGCGCTTGCTTGAATTCCTGTTCGTTCATTATCGGACTCCTTTCGCCTTGTTATTCATGGCTGCGTTGATTGCTTCGCGCGGCGTGCTTTGCCAGTCACAGAGCGGGCCGTAATGGTCCGCGACTCGATATTTCCCCTTGAACCGCTCGACCTGCGCAAGCTCCTCGATCAGAAAATCGAGGCGCTCCGTGTCTGTGAAAGGATCGGGTGTCATTTTGGCCAGTTCGCATTGGGCGCGAGCACCGTCCGGAACTTCGGTTCCGGCGCAGGCTTGCACGGGGTTACGGTCATCGTGCTCTTGGCCGCTTTCGCCGCGGCGAGCATCGTCTTGTGGCGCGTCACAATCGACAGCGCATCGTTCTTTCGTGGCACCAGCAACACTCCTGCGCGCCGGGCGCGCGAGGCGCGCACGATGCGCCTCTACGTCCGACATGGTTACATCGGATTTCTCCGACAGCACGCAATCACCCTTTAGCAATCGCTCGCTTGCCCAATCGAGCGCGTCGAATTCGGACATGCCCAACTCGGTTTTTCTGGAACCCTCATAGGCGTTCCAGTTCCCGTAGATATTTCGGTTCACTCGCAGTTTCATGGCTTAGAACCCGTAACGCTCGGCGCAGATCGGGCCGATGCAGTTTGCAATGCTGACCGGGTCGGTCAGTTCGCGACCACAGCACGAGCAGCGGCCCGTTTCCTTGCCGAATGTCTCCGCTGCAGCTTTCGGATCGGCGCACACCTTCAGGATTTCGGCTTTCTGCTCGTCGGAACAATCGCGCGTACCCATGAACTTGCCGCCCGCGACCTTGCCGAGATACGCGCCGCCTTCCGTCACGAAAATCGCGCCCTTGTTAGCGCCGCGCGTTGCCAGCTTGAACGTGAAATCGCCGAGATACATTTTCGGCTGCTTCAGGCCGCTTTCGAGCGCGTTATTGAACGCGGTCACGATGCGCTCGACGCCCGCGGTATCGACGACTGACGCGCTCAGGTTACGGCGCACGGCATCAAGCATCGGCTGCGTGAGCGTGCCGGTCCGCAGCAGGCAGGTATCAAGGGAGCGCGCGAAGTCGTTGACCGGCGCATGCTGGATGATCCATTTGATTTCCGGCGCGTTCGACTTCAGTTCCATGCAGCGCTCCCCGTATCGGTTGACTTGCGATTATTGTATGCGCTCACGTTAATAACCGCAAGCGCCATTTCAAGCGGGTACGGCCTCGGCGTCGATCTGCTTTTGCAGCGCGCGCCATGCGCTGTTCTCGCCGAAAAACGGCTTGCGCTCCTCGTCGGTCGTGCAAGCAGCCAGCGACGCCTCCAAAGCCGTGAGGCGCGCCACTGCGTGACCGCGCAGGACAGCGGCATACTCCGGGCCGACCTCGATCTGAATCGAGCCATCTTTCGCGAGACCGCCTTGCGCCCACTGCTCGCGGATCAGTGCCTGAATCGGCGCGCTGCCTGCGAACGGTTCCGTACCGGCCGCCTCGCCTTCCGTCGGCAGGATCAGGGATTGCACTTTCTTGCTGAACTTCAGTTTCATGGTCTACCTCGATGGTATGTGCCCGGCTCGCGCCGGGCGGGTTCCTTATTACTCGGACTTCAATTCGACCACGCGGACTTGCGTGTGCCATTGCGACCACTTGCTGACGGCGGCCAGCGCAGCGCGCGCCGACTGCGACCATTGCAAGACGATTTCCGGGCCGAAGTCGCCCGCAGGAATATTGGCCTCTTGGCGAGCCATGTATTCGGCGACGAAAGCATCGGCGGTCGGAGCGCGGTCGAGAACCTTCTGACCCATTTCGACATTGCGCTCATCGTTCGGGTAAATGTCTTTCGTCTCGCGCTTCTCGCCAACCGGCGTTTGCGCGCACTGGCGATAGAACTCCCAGTTGCGCCGCTCTTGCTTCTCAATCGTCGCGCGATTCGCTTCGAGGTGGGCGCGCTCTTTCACATAGTCGCGGCGGCCGACGACGACATGCGTGTATGCGCGCGGGCTGGTGCGCGTTTCAACCTTGCCCTCTGCCGTCGTGAAGCTGAATTTCGTGCCTTTCTTCGTCGCCATGCTGAACCCCATCGGTGGTGATTTTCGATAAGTGTATGCGCTCACATTAAATAAGGTCAAGCGTTTTTTTCAACAGGAAAACGGCCGCGGCCTCGCGCGCACGCGCGACGGGACAATGCGGTATGACCTCCTATCTCACTATCGAACAGGCCGCCCACGAGGGCGCATACGGGCATAACGCGCTCGCGCATCCATCGCCCGCCATGCAGGACGCCGGGAACTACAAGAAAGGCCGCACGAGCGTGCGCGGCTTCCCGGTCGTCATTGAGAACCCGCGCGGCACGCTGCGCCAGTGGCGCGCCGCCGACGGCACGAGCGGCGCGAACCTGATGCGGTTCCATTACGGCTATTTCCAAGGCGTCAAGGGCGCGGACGGTGATGAACTCGACGTGTATCTCGGCCCGGCCCCGGAATCCAACACGGCGTTTGTCGTGAATCAATTCCTGCGCGGCGCTTTCGACGAGCACAAGGTCATGCTCGGCTTTCCCGATCAACGCACCGCGGAAGCCGGGTATCTCAGCAACTTCGATAGCGGCTGGCAGGGCATGAATAGCTGCGTGCCCTGCTCGCTCGCCCAACTCAAATGGTGGATGACATACGGCGATATGTCGAAGCCGCTTACGCCGGATCAACTCCCCTACGAGGAACGCAACGATATGCAAAAGGTAATTTGGGACAGCGCGAATGCGCCGGTCGGCACGACGCTCGCGCAACTGCTCTACCGCATCCGCGCGCACGACGGGCGCGACAGCCTCATGTTCGATCCGCTGACGGCCGCCGACATTCTCGCGGACTCGGACGGCGTGCTCGCGCTCGATGCGCTCGTGGTGCCGTATGCGCGCCTCGAACCGCGCATGGCAATCCTGAAAAAGGTGATGGACCGTGCCGTTGAAGGTCTGAGCGTAGCGTCGTTTCAGATTACCGAGCCGTTCTCGCAAAAGGGCACGACCAACGTTGCCGCCGTGTTCGAACTGTCCGACGGTCAGACGCTCTCGATCTTTTTCCACAATCCTGACGTGACGCCCAAAAAGATCATGCCGGGCGACGACCTCATTTCGTGGAAATGGATGCTCAACAAAAAGGACGTGACGATTGCCGTTGCGCCGGAGCGCGGCCGTGACCTGAACGTGCGCAATGTCGCGCTGCGCGTGATGAGTCTCGCCGCAAAGAACAGTTCGCGATTTGCCTCGACGAATGCCAAGCGCGCCGAGCGCATGGCGTCCATTGACGGCCTGCAAAAGGAGTTCGCGGAAAAGGAAGCGACGCTCGAAACGCTGACGACCGAGATTCAGCAGCTTGAGGCCATCGTTGCAGCGAAGCCCACCGCAGCCCCCGAGCCTGCCGCTGCGCCGGTTGAGCCCGTCGAGCCTGCGGCAGTCGTCGAGACTCAGCCGAAGCCGGTCATCGATCCGGAAACGCCTGTTGCACCCGCCATCGACCCGGAAGCGCCCGCCGAACCGGAAGCCCCGGCCGTCGTCGCGCAGGAAGCGCCCGCCGCAAACCCGGTTGTGACTGAACAGGAAAGCGCCGAACTCGAAGCGCGCGCCGCCGCGCTGCGCCCCCAAATCGAAGCCCTGAGCGATTCCGAACTGGCGATGATGGCCGCGACCGCGCCGCTGTCCATCGGTGGATTTGACGACCTCGTAACGGGCAAGGATGCGACGGGTGACAAGCGCGCGCGCCTGATCGACCACATCATGGCGAGCCATCCCGACGATATCGAGGCGTCGCTGACGCGCTGGCGCGAGAACTACGCGCCAGCCGCCAGCAGCAAGCCCGACCTCACCTATCGCAAGGTCGATGATATGTTCACCATGTTCTACCCGGAAACGCCCGCAGGCGAGACGGCGTGGAATCAGATGGCGGAGCATACCGACGGCACCGGCAAGGTATTGCATGCGCAGGTCGAAAGCACGATTCAACAATTGCGTGAGGCGGGCTATACGGTCGAGCCTGCCGTTGCCCCCGACCAAGGCATTGACGACGTACTCGCAGAACTCGACGCACTCGACACACCGGGCACCCCCGCCGCGCCGAAACCGCAGGGCGAACCCGCACTCGAAGCGGCCGGTTTCAAGAACATCACTTCGAACGTATGGGCGCGCAGCATGACGGCTGACGACGGTCGTTTCGTGCGCGTGAACATCAACGTCGCCGAGGGCGGGTATTTCGTGCGCAAGTCCATCGGCGCGCCCGGCATCACCGGCGCAGGTCAAGACCTAGGCCAGTTCGATACGGCAGAGGCCGCCATCGCTGCCGCACAAGCCGAATTTGACGCGTTCACTTCCGCTCCAATCGAGCCGACCTACCCCGGTGCAGACGTGCTCGAAGCGAACGGGTTCAGGCACGGCGCTGACAACGTCTGGACGCGTTCGGAAAGCAATGCTGACGGCGTGCGGCTCGCCCTGAGCGCCTACATTCAGACAGACGGCACCTACGCGCTGCGCAAGGCAATCATCGGCCTTACGGAAGCTGGCGCAGTTGAGGACGTGGGCACCTATGCCACGCCGGGCGAGCTGGTCGATGCCGCTGTTGAAGAAATTACAGCGTTCCTAAGTCCGACGGTCGCGCCGACGCCGGAGCCGGAAACGCCCGCTACGAACCCGGATGCGGTCTACATGCAATCGATTATCGACGGCAGCGCGGACCTGTCCGATGCGGCGATCCCGGCCCGCCTGATGCAGATTCACGCGGACAACGCGGAGAACGCCGACATGCAAGCCCTGTTCAAGCAGGCCGTCAACGCATACAGCGCGTTCGCAGTCGCGAAGGCAAGGGCGAAGCTGGCAGCATGACGACTCCCGTTGAAAACCCGGCCGTCATCGAGAACCTGCGGGTTCTCTTTGACGATGCCAGAGGCTTTGACCTCGATACCGTCATGCTGTCAGGCGACGTGCTCGCGGGCGTGGATGCGCTCGACGTGGCCCGTGCCGCTGACGATGCTCTCGCGGAACTGCAAGCCGCTGAAACGCTGATGGCGCTGCTCAAGCGCCTCATGACGCCCGCGCGCGGTGTGATCCTGCAGAACCGCGACCGGAGCACGCCAGCGATGATCGCGCAGATGAACGCCATCGCGAGCGCACCGGACTATTACCGCGTCGCGCCGACGAAGGAATTCGCGAGCGGCACGCCGATTGTGTTCGGCAATGGCGACCTGTTGCCCTCGAAAATCGCCTTTGGCCGAAACGACAAGGCCGTTGCCGCCGACGGCCGCCGCTTTGTCGTGCAATACGCGGTTGTCGAGGCTGATGACCTGCTCACAAGCAACGCGGCCGACGGCATCGCCAATGCGGACTACACCAATGGCGTGCCCGGCAAGCTGCGCGCCATCGCCGGTAACGGCCGCCTCGCGGGCCTGAAGGCGGCCTATCAGCGCAGCACCACCGACGACTACCGCGTCGAGCTGGCGCAGGACGATATGACGGGCCTCGCGCCCGGCGCACTCGATGCGTTCACCGCGCCTATTCTCGTGCGCGTCATGCGCGCCGAGGACGTGACCGAGAACATCGGCGATATCTCGAACCAGCGCGGCACTTCTGACCTGTCGCCTGTCGAGCAGGCACAAAACGACGCCAAGCGAATCGACCTCGCCGATATCGACGTTGCCGACGACGGAAAGCCGACCGAGGCCGCCGCGCTCGCGTTCATTGCTGCCATGCCCGAGAGCGAGCGGAACAACCTGATGGACGGCAAGCATCCGGGCCAGAAAGCCTATGACCGGTTGATGGCGACCGTTTTCTGGAAAGCCTATGACGCACCCGAGCTAGTGCGCCTTTACGCTCAATCGGTCGATTCAGAAATCAAGACGATCCTTGGCGGCATGGCGAGCGCCGCGGCCGAACTCGCGCGCCTTGATGGCGCGGGCGACCTCGATATCCGCGGCGTCGTGACCGAGGCGGCAAGCCTCGCGGTCAATGCGAAGCGCCAAGGCGTGAAGCTGGCGGACTTCGCCAAGCAAACGGACATGACGCTATCGCTCGACACGATGGAGGTCGTGCGCATGTTCGTCGAGAACATTCGAAGCGCCAAAAAGATCGGCGAGCGCCTGCGCGCCGCCGCACGCTTCGCCTACGAAGAATTCACGAAGGAGGATTCCGATATGTTCGGAGCCGTGGAGAAAGCAACCCGCCCCCAAGTACTCGACCGACTGAAGGCTGATCCGGTTGACCCGACCATGTCCCTGTTCGATTCGGTCGATCCGCTGCGTGCGCTCGAACTGAGCGGCAGCCTGCTCGAAAAGGTCGAGGCGCTCACAGCCGCGGGCGACGACGACCCGCTCGCCGTGCTCACGCTGTCCGATGAAATTCTCGCCATCATTCGCGAACTCGAAGGCGCGCCCGCGAACTCGGACCTACCCGCGGCGACCGCGCATAGCGCGCAGTACGAAAGCTACCGCCGCGCCATCGAGGAAGCGAAGGCCGCGGGCACGCTCACGACAATGCCGGGCCTGCTCGAACAGATTCGAGCGGATGAACGCCTCAACGACGGCGAGGCCGACGAACTGCTCGCGCTCGCGACCGAAGGAAAACCCGCTGGCGAGGAAGCGCCGGTTGTGCCTGATCCTGTGGTGCCGGGAACCCTTTCTGACGCCACCATGCAAACCTACATCACCGCCGCGGCGGATTCCATTGCGGCACTGCGCCGCATCGACGTGTACCGCGTGCTCAACGGCCTCGCAGCCGACAACGTGGACGGCGTCACGCGCTCGGACCTCGCAACGTGGATCGCGATGAACCGGCCTGACCTCGTGAAGGAAGTGACCGACGTGATGGCGGAGGAGTACGCCGCCGATGGCTGGACCCTGCCGGAGGACACCGAGGACGGCGAATGGCGCGCGAAGCAGGCCGACCAGCCCTTGCCGCCCGGCCCGGTTGTCGTGCCTCCTGTCGTGCCCGATCCCGGCCCCGCGCCGACGGTCAACCCGAAGCGCGCCGACGACCTCGCGTTTTTCGAGGCAGTCGCGGCCGAAAAGGTCGATATGTGGGACGACCAACTGGCCGACAAGCTGGAAGCGATGATTGCGGCCTACGGCGGCGACGACGAGATGCGCGAGGCGTGGACGCGGGCGGTCAACGCCTATACGAATTTCATGGTCAACGCCATGAAGGGCGTGTAACGCCGTAGGAAAAGCGCCGGGAAGGTGCGTGCAAGTCGGCCTCGATACTTAGATTCGGGCCAACTACACCCTTTCTCGGCGACCAATGACACTCTTAATCCTCGACGACGCGAGTAACGTCGCGTCTGACCTGCAACGCCTGCGATTGGCAGGCGAGGCGGCCAAGCTCATTACCGAGCGCGCCGCCCTCTCTACCGAAACCGCCGACGTGATGCGCGCGCTGCAAATCGGCAAGCGCCTGCGTGAAATCGCGATGGCCTTGGGCCTGCGCGCTGCAACCCCTGCCCCGGCCCCTACGCCCGTTTCTGGCCGCACCGAACCGACCGGCGAGTTCTACCCGGAGGAAGGCAAGCGCACGCTCGGACAGCGGCAGAAAGACAACAACGCGGCCATCGCGCTCATGCGCGAAATCAAGGCGACCGGGCGCGCCGTGACGGACGCGGACCGCGCCATCCTCGCGAAGTATTCGGGCAGCGGCGGCGGCCTGACGGCGGCCGACGGCCTCACCGGCTCGCCGCACGAGTACTACACGCCGAAGGCCATCGCATCGGCCATGTGGGACTTGCTTGGCGAACTGGGCTTTGCGGGCGGCAGTGTGCTTGACCCGTCGGCGGGCGGCGGCGTATTCACCGCCACACGCCCGAAAACGGCCGTCATGACGCAAGTTGAACTCGACGAGACGAGCGGCACGATCAACGGCCTCATCAACGACGGCCCGACGGTCAATACGACCGTGTCGCCGTTCGAGGCCATCGCCGCATCGACGCCCGACGAGATTTACGACGCGGTCATTACTAACGTGCCGTTCGGCAACAACGCGATGCGCGGCGGCAACGAGAAGAAAGACGCGCGATTTCAGAAAGCGAACCTGCAAGAGTACTTCGTGCTGCGCACGCTGCAAAAGCTCAAGCCGGGCGGCCTCGCTGCGTTCATCGTTCCGAAATCGGTTGTGTCCGGCACGGGCGCGAAAGAACGAAAGCTGCGCCTGAATGCGTCGCTCATGGCCGAGTTCGTCGGCGGCTATCGCCTGCCGAACAGCATTTTCACGACCGCGGCTGCGGACGTAACGACCGACCTCATCGTGTTCCGCAAGTTCTCGCGCGCGACCGCGCAGAAGGTCGAGGAATTGCAGGCGCAGAACCCCGCCCTGCTCTCCGAATCGCGCGTGCTGTGGGATGAATTTCTGTCCGGCAAGTACTTCGTCGGTGCGGGCCACAAGTACATCCTCGGCGAGGAAGGCACGACCAATGGCAAGTATGGCGAGGTCGCGGCCGTCATCAACGATGACACCATTGCGAACATCGCAAAGATGATTCGCCGCTTCGGACCGTCGCATATCGACTGGGAAAAGCTCGACGCCGCCGAAACCGCGCCGATCCTCTACAAAGATGGCGACGTGATTCGCGCGAGCGGCCAGACCCTTCATATGAAGGATGGCGAATGGGTCGCGCTCGACTCCAAGCTCGCCGCCGACGCCGAAATGGTCGGCATCGCCACGAAGGTTCAAAACCCGCTCGATGCGGTCAATAACGGCGTGACGTGGGAGCAGGCATCGAGCTACGTCGATTACGCGACCAACAACGGCGACTACGGCAACATTCCTGACTGGCTGCTCGCCACGCGCAAGGCGCTTGACACCATGCCGGGCGACAACCAGCCGTGGTGGGAAGCGGTTGCCGCGGGCATGGCGGCCATGAACCTGATGCAGGACGCGGATAGCGTCGAGCCGCTCAACTACGTCACGACGTACCCGGTCCTTTCCGCACAACTCGCCAAGGTGCAGTCCTACGGCAACAAGACGTTTGCCAAGGGTTCGCGCCTCATCAAGGATGCGCTGCTCTCGATTCGCAGCGTGCGCTACAAGGGCGAATTTACGGCTTTCTGGCGCGGCGAGATTCAGGCCAACATGGAGGCCGTCGCGCTCACGCCGACGCAACTGTACGAAAAGGTTAAGTACGAGGCAGAGGACGAAACCGGGTACGTGCCAGTCGAAAAGCTGCGCGAGGCATTCTCGGACTTCGACCCGCTGACTTCCGACGAGTGGTGCGTTTCCGCCGACGGCCAGAGCGTCACGAGCGCGGCGGACTACTACACCGGCAGCTATGCAACGTTCCTCGCGCAGGCCAATGCGGACCTCGACGCGGCGACCGATCCCGACGTGCGGGCGAAGATCGTCCGCCAGATCGAGGCGGCGAAAGAGCGCATCAACGTGGTTGACGTGTCGAAAATGACCTTCAGCCTGTTCACGCCGCACGTCACGAACCTGCAAAAGCTCGAATTCCTGAAGCAGTACGTGTCGAAAGACATTTTCCTGACGACGGACGCGAACGGCCGGGAAGTGTTCGATATCAAGCAGCAGAAGCCGGGCAGCTACGCGAGCGCGGAGGACATGGCGACATACAAGGCCATGCAGCGCTTTGTGAAGGGCTACCTGAAGAACCAGAACATCACGACGCAATCGAAGCAGTCTGATGTAGAGGCTGACCCGGAACGCGAGGCCGCACTGGTTCAACGCATCAAGGGCATCGCCGATGCGGCAAAAGCGCAATTCGACGCTTGGGCGCGCGCGAACGAGGAAATCCAAGTCAGCCTGCACAACAAGCTGAACTCGCCGGATGCGCTGCGCTTTATCGAGGAACCGGACGGCACGCCACTTGACATTCCGAACCTCAATACCACGACGTTCCGCCCGCACCCGTACCAGTACGCGGCGGCGCGCAAGTACGCGCGGCACTTCAGCGGCGTGCTCGGCTTTGACGTGGGCCTCGGCAAGACGCTGACTTCGCTGGCTACCGTGCAGTACACGCAGGCTATCGGCGTGAAGAAAAAAACCGTGTTTGTCGTGCCGAACTCGACGCTCACGAACTGGAAAAAGGAAGCAGGTAAGGCATACCTCGACACGTCCGACTGCCTTTTCGTCGGCATCGTGCAGGGCAAAGACGGCAAAGACAAGGTCGATAACGCGCAGGTCAAGGCTGACCTCGGCATGATTCGCGAGAACCGTCACGGCAAGATCTTCATGACGCTCGAAGCGTTCAAGCTGATCCCGCTGCGCGAGGAAACGCTCGACGCCTACGTCACCTATCTGACGGAAAACGACGACGCCTACCTGCTCGCGGAGGAGGACGAGAACAAGAAGCGCGCGAACATCGCGGCGGACTCGAAGGCGGCCAAGGCGAAGTCGCTCGGCGAAAAGTCGGGCGCACTCCCCTATTTCGAGGACATGGGCATTGATTCGCTCGTGCTCGACGAGGCGCACAACTACAAGAACTCCAAGATGACCTCGTCGGAGTTCAAGGGCGCTAAATACCTCGCGGACCCGTCGAAGTCGCAGCGCGGCATGGATATGCAGGCGAAGGCTTGGTACGTGCGCGGCCTCACGCCCCGCAATGACGGCGTGCTCTCGCTCACTGCAACGCCGGTCACGAACAGCCCGCTCGAAGTCTATTCCATGCTGACGCTGGCGCTCGGCGAGCGCGAAGTCAACAATATGTACGGCGTGACGGGCGCGGACTCGTTCATGGCGGGCGCGTGCGATATCGAGGAACGCGACGAGGAGAACATCGTCGGCCGCGTGCGCCCGGTCCGCGTCTTTACGGGCCTTCAAAACGCCGGGCTGCTGCGCCGCCTGCTGCAAACGTCGGCGCTCATCAAGACCGCGGAGGACGTGAAGGCGGACGGCATCAATATCTCCGTTCCCGAATACGAGGAAATCGCAACGGGCGTCGATATCGGCGAGGAAGCGTTCGCCCGCATCATGGATTACAAGGATGAATACCTCGACGCGGTCGAGGCCATGAAGGGCGGCAGTGCAACGCCGGAGCAAAAGCTGGCGGGCAGCCCGTTCAACCTCATCCGCAAGATGACGCGGGTTATCAACGACCCGGAACTGGATTCGGGCATTTTCGTATTCAAAACCGACCCGTCGCAGGCGGATGGCGCGCAAAAGGCCATCGACGCATTCAACAAAAAAAACATCGTCGAGGAGCGCGATTACGACGATCCGAACGCCGATCCGGCTGACGTGAAAACCAAGATCGTCAAAGACACGGAGACGGGCGACGCCATCGCCAAGTTCCTCGTGACCGTGCGCGCGCGCATGGCCTCGGGCGGCGCAATCGAACTGTTGTCAGTCGATTTCGCCTCGCAAGACGTGCTGCTCAAGCTGCTCGAAAAGGAAGGCATCGAGCCGGGCATCAACGTAAGCCCTAAGCTCGCCGCGGTCATCGAGAACGTAAAGGCGGAAGCCGCCACGCCGCGCCACATGGGGCGCGCCAAGCAGATCATTTTCTGCGACGAACTGAGCCTGCACCACAAAATCCGCATCGCGGTTGCGAACGCTATCGGCCTGTCGCAATCGAAGGTCAAGATCGTCAATGCGGTATCGGTTGACGTGGCGGGTATGCAGGACGTGCAGGACGGCTACAACGCCGACGGCGACGAGAACAAGTACGAAATCGTCATCGCCAACAAAAAGGCAGAGGTCGGCATCAACCTGCAGAAGGGCACGCAGGCTATCCACCATATGACGATTGGCTGGACGCCGGATTCGATTCACCAGCGTAACGGCCGCGGCGTTCGCCAAGGCAACCCGGTCGATAGCGTCAACGTGTACCACTACGATGCGGACGGCACTTTCGACGCGTACAAACGCAAGCTCGTTGGCATCAAGGCCGACTGGATTGGCTCGCTCATGAAGGGCGATTCGTCGAAGATCAAGATCGAGGGCGATATGTCCTCGTCGGATTACGAAATGCTCGCCAACGCGGTCGGCGACGCTTCGGCGATGGACCGGATCAATGAGGAAATCGCGCTGCGCAACAAGCGCCAGCGCGCCGCGACGAGCCGCACGACCCAACTTCAAAGCGTGCGCATCATCGAGGCGCAAATGAAGTGGCTCGGCCGTTTCGGCGCGGATGCAAAGGGCGACGAGCGCCAAGGCTTTGCGGCGTGGGTGAACTCGAAAATCACCGTCGTCACTGGCACGCGCGACAAGATCGACGCGCTGCAAGAGCGCTTGAACGAGACGAAATCTGACCTCATGGCCGCGCGCCTGAGCAAGCAGATTCGCGAACTGTCGGGCCTGCTCGAATCGCAAGTGGCCGTGCTCGCGGGCCTGACAACCGGCCCGAAACACCTGCCGCAGACGCGAAACGGGTACGCGACGATTACCGATGCGGAAAAGGAAACGGCCGCGTATGCGAACTATCGGAAAGACCTCAACATCGCGCGGCGCATGATGGACGAGGCCGCGGTATCGTTCAACAACCGGACCGACGACGGCTATGCGGCCGAAGCGCTCGACAAGTTCCGCGCGGGTGATGCGCAGATCATCAACGGCGCGCTTGTTGCGGTCGGCACGCTCGTCGAGCACCAGAACGCGCTGCTCGTCGTGCAAAAGCCGACACGCTACGGCGATACGGGCCTGCTCGGCTTCAACCCGGCTGATCGCTCGACGACCGACCTGTTCCGCCTGACGGGCGCGAAGTTCATCGACCGCGGCGGCGAAGGATGGACCGATGCAGTCTCCCGAGCGGTCGCGGCCGACGTGGCAACCATCGAGGCGAATACGGACGGCTTCAGTGCCGATAGCGACAACCTGTATTCGATGATGGTGTCTGACGTGCGCGACGCCATGCCGGTTGCGATTCCGTCTAGCTCGCTCTGGCGTGACTCGTTCGCGTTCAAGACCCCGATGTTCCCGTATGCGCTCGAACCGAACGCGGCAGGCGGTGCGCTGATCGAGCGCATCAAGGCTGAACAGGCGGCGGCGATTACCGAGCGCCGTGACCGCTACGTGACGGTTTCCGACCTTCGCCTGATCGGCCCGGCAACGGACCTGAGCACGAAGGCTCGCGCCGCCGCCGTCCAAGCCTACTGTCTGACGCATAACGTGCGCGCGACCGGGCAGGACTTGACCTCGATTGACTCGCACCTGACCCTTCAGGAAGTCGTGTCAAGCCTCGGACTCGATGACGCATTCTTTGCCGCCCTGCCCGATGGCGTTGCCTCGTGCAAGACGCCGGAGGAACTGGATGCGTGGGCGCTCGCGTGGTTCAACACGCAGACGGCATGGCTCGAAGTGGGCGACCTCTCGAACGCGCTCGGCTTTGACATGCGCCGCTATCGTGAGCAGCAAAGCAAGATCGACGACGGCCGCGAACGCTGGATCAGCGTCGGCTCGGATGCGCGCACGGCACTCGGCGGCCCGGCGCGCGCCGCGCTGCAACGCGCCATCGAGGGCGGGCTGTTCGTGGATGAAATTCTCGCGACCGCCGCGCGCCACTCGTATGCGACGTATATGCCGACTACGTTCCTCGCCGATGGTGTGAGCCGCAAGCTCGCTGAAACGCTTTTCGAAGAAGGCGACCATATCGAACTGAAGGTGGGCGTCGATGAAGTGCGCGCTGCGCTCATGGTACCGAAGTCGGCACGGCTGTACGTTGAGACGTGGGCGGATGCCATCAATATGGCAATGGCACTGTTCTCCGGCTCGTGGGCGAGCATGGTGGGATGGGCGAAGGTCGCGAAGGCTGCGCGCGCGGCGGACACGGCCGGAACCGATGTGAAGGGTATTCTGGCGTTGCTCGAACAGCAGCCGGGTGTCATTTCTGCGCGGATCGCAACGGACGATTATTTCTTTCCGGGCGATAAGTGGACGCGTGGCTCGTTCCGCTACGAGGCGGGCAAGTATGTGAATCTCGCTCTCGTGCAAGGCGGCGCAGCCTCGAACAAAATCGCCGTGAAGGGCGCGGAGGGCCTGCAAGGCCGCACGTTCAACAGCAGCAACAAGGCGTTCCGCATCGCCGTGGAAAGCGGCCAGACGTTCAGCAACGGCAGTCCTGTAGCCTCTCTGGAAAGCCTGCTGAATCACCTTGGCCTGAGCATGGCGGACTATCAGGCGTAACAGGCGGGCCGCAGCCCGGTATCGAGCGGCGGCCCCTCACACAGGACATGAGCCATGACGATTACGGCTTTCAAGATGGACCCTGCATATTTGCAGGCAAAGCAGGCGGAGTATCAGCAACAGGTCGGCGCGGACAAGGCACTACTGCCGATTTTCGTTGCGCAAACCGCGAAGGTGCTCACGCGCGACAAGAAGCAATACCTTCGCTACGGTCCGTATTGGTGGGCGGTCAAGCGCATTCTGATCGAGCAAGGTGTGGGCGTCGGCACGTATCAGGAACCCATTTGGGCGAACGAATATGCGTGCGAGATGCCCGAACTGACGCTGATCGCGGCGTGGGAGTTCTCCGACGATTCAAGCGGCACATGGGGCGTGCAGACGCGCGAATACGACCTCACAGACGATATCACCCTGCTCCTCTACGATCCCGACATGGAGGAGCAGAAGTAAGGCATTGCAACGTGAAAGGAGGTGGTCTATCTCGAACCGCGACAAGCGGCGGATACACAACCCGATTTGCATTCGCCCGGCCCTCGTGCCGGGCTTTTTTATAGCGCGTGCTCTTTCAGGTAGGTCCGAAGCGCCTCATTCATGCGCGTCTGCCAGCCTGCGCCCGTCGCGCGGAAGGCCGCGAGCACGTCCGAGTCATAACGCATCGTGACCTGCTCTTTCGGGTTCTCCGACGGCGGCCGTCCCATGCGCTTCTTTGCGACAAGTTCCGAGAACGGGCGCATGGCCTTGATGTTCTCGGCAGGGATTTCCGCCGCGTCCGGGTCGGCGGCGATGCCGCGCTGGATTGCAGCCTCCTCGGCGTCAGAAATCGCCGGATGCTTACGTTGATGCGTTACCTTGTTCATATGCCCTTACCTCTCTGCGGTTTGCCTTGCGCAGGCTGATTGCGCGGAATGCCTCGCCCTCGAACGTGAAACCGACCTGATGCAGCCGGTCCCCTATGTAGCCCAAGCCTCGATAGCGGGTTTCGCCGTAATCGAAACGGCTATCAACCTCGTATATCAACGTGTCCCAGTCAAACCGGGCCGCGTCGGCGAGTGAACAGCCGTGCTTTCGTTTGTTGGTGGCGTCTTTCGCCGGGTCGAATGTGATTTCCATAGAGCACTTATTGTAGTGTCGGAAAGTTGGGGATTCAAGTACTTTTTGACACTACAAAAATTTTGTTCCAACCCCTTGCGTTATTTTTCGTGAGCGCATACATTAATACAAACGCAACGCAACAAGGATGGGAACGACGATGAACGAAGCACAAATCGAAGCAATCGCGAACGCAGACGCCCACGCGACAAACGCTGGACTCCCGAGCTACAGCGATCTCATGCAGATCGTCCAGCGGATTGCGGCGGCTGACGTGGCGCACAGCCAGTTCGCCGCGCTCGCGAAGCAGGAAGCCCGCCGCGCCGAATTCCCTGCCTAACCAACCTCGCCCGGCCGCGCGCCGGGCCTCTCAAATCCGCCGAGCAAAGGAGCACACGCAATGTCGAACTTTCCGATGAAATGGGAAATCTGCTGCCGCTGCAAGGGCGAAGGCAAGCACGATCACCCCGCATTCTCGAACGGCATCACGTCGAGCGAATGGGCGGATTGGCCGCAAGACGAGCGCGACACGTATTTCGCGGGCGGCTATGACGTGCGCTGCGACGACTGCAACGGTACTGGAAAGGTTCAAGTCGTGGACGAGGAAGCCATGACGGCCGAGCAGAGGCGCGAGTGGGGCGCAGGCGAGGAGGAGCGGCGCGAGGACGCCGAAACGGCCCGCTACCTCGCCGCTGAACGCCGTGCAGAAATGCGCATGGGCTGCTGATATCAACCCGGCCCGGCCCCGAGCCGGGCCTCACGGGTAAGGCCATGAAGAAAATCAAGCTAGACGGTCGGCTGTACCGCAAGCGCGAAAAGGAAGTGCGCGAACTGTACGCGCCGAAAATCGTGCCGTGCAAGACGTGCGGCAGCCCGCGTCACGCGCAATTCAAGTGCTACTACTGCGAGCGCGAATAAGAGCGATTCACTCCGAGATATAAGGGGCGGCAACTATCGTATAGTTGGCCCTTCCCTCGCGTTGGCGTGCCCTGTATAGTCTCACCCGTTGTCGCGCTTTCTGTGGTGGTGAGCGCGGCGATGCGAGGTCAAAAGCCCGCACGACGGCAAGGGAGGCCAGCCCAAACCGTCACGATCAAGTAGAAGTGCAGTTGAGCGAGAAACCCCGGAAGGCAACACGCCTTTCGGGGTTTTTTGCTTTTGGCGGCGCGCGAGGAAAACGCAAAGCGAGCGCGCGCGAGAACGGCAGCGAAGATCAACGCTGATCTATTCTCGTCTATCGCCATGCCAACACCTGACGAACCGCGCGGCAAGTCCAAAGGCTTTTTGTCGAAGCTGTTCGGCAGCCGCGCAGAAAACAACCTCATTACCGAAACGGAACAGGCCGACGCATTCGCCGACGGCATGACCATTTCGATGCTGCTCGGCAACGCGAAGCGCCCCGCTCGTAACCGCCAGCAGCTTTACTACAAGTGGATGGAAATGTCGGGCGACCCGATCATTTCTACGGCTATGCGCCTGCACGTAACGGCCGCGCTCGGCGGTCACGAAACGTCGGGCGATGTGGTGTTCATCGAAACTGCGCCGGGTGCGAAGGAGGACAAGAAAAAGTCCGCAATCGCCGCCGAAATCTCCACGAACCTCGCGCCGATTTTCAACCGTATCGCGTACACGGTCGGCTTCAATGGCGCGGCGTTTGGCGACGCATACGGGCGCATCTATACCGACGGCAGAAACGGTGTCGTCGATGTGTACGTGGATGAACTTGTGCATCCGTCGATGATTACGCCCTACGAGCGCGGCAATCAGACCGTCGGCTTTGTCGCGGCATCCGGCCCGAAGTCATCGGACAGGCTCTCCCTGCATCAGATGGCTCGCATGAAAATGCCGCGCATGGTCTATATCCCACAGGTGCGCGCGGTGGAAAAGGCCATCAAGCTCGCGCTCAAAGAGGACGATATCAACAAGCTGCCGCTCATGCCCTCGCTTGTAGGTGGCTCGTTCCTCGACGGCGCGGAAAGCCCATTCGACCAACTGACGACCGCGCTTATCAGCCTGACCGGCCAGCGTGTCCTCGACTCCATCGACGAGTCGATGATTACGATGAATCAGGACGGCATGACCAAGCAGCAACGGGACGACGTGATGAGGAACATCACGAAGATCCTGAAGGCGAGCAAGGCGCGCGCAGAGGCCGCGGTTCGCAGCGGAAAGCCCTTCCTCGAACGCATCTATCACATCATCCCGACGTTCGGCGAAAAGCAGCTTACGGCGCTCAACGGGAGCCTCACGAACGGCCAAGGGCGCGGGCCTAGCGGCTCGGTCAGCATCGAAGACGTGCTGTTTTACGCCAAGCTCCTATCGGGCGCGCTCGGTATCGACCTGTCGATGATCGGCTTTGCAGAACTGCTCTCTGGCGGCTTGGGCGATGGCGGTTTCTTCCGCTCGTCAGCGCAATCGGCGGAGCGCTCGCGCCTGCTGCGCGTGGCGCTGACCGACTTCTTTAACTCGATCATCGACGTTCACACCTTCCACAAGTATGGCGAGGTGTTCTCCAAGGATGAAAGGCCGTGGCACGTCAACTTCTACGGCACGATTTCCGCCCTCGAAAGCGAGCGCCAGCACACGAAGACGGAGGCCATGAATTCGGCCGCCATCATGGTTCAAACGCTTGCACAACTGCGCGACTTGGGCCTCGACGAAAAGGCCATGCACGAGATTCTCACGAAAATCATGCTGCTCGACGAGGATCAGGCTGATTTGATCGTCAAGGGAATGCCGAAGCCTGCCGATGAAGCCCCGGACGATGGCGGCGGCTTTGGTGGAGGCGGTGGATTTGGTGGCGGTGGCGGCAGCCGCTTTGGCGGTGGCAAACCGGGCAGCGGCAATGCCGACGGGGAGTAAGTATGTCTATTTTTGACGAGGTCACGCAGCGCGTTTCGTCGCAGATCGCGAGTCGGGTAGGTCGCCTCGTGTCGGGATTTTCTGCCGTCGGCGCGGGCCGTGCGCTGCTGCAAACGGCCGTCGGCAAGATCGCTCCGAAGGCGTCCGGTCCGCTCAACAAGGCGCTGAATGGCGACTATCTCGGCGCGGGCCTCGATGCGCTGCGCCAGACCAAAATCGGCCAGAAAATCGAGCAAACGCTCAATGGCAAGCTGATTTCAGACCTGCTTTTCAAGAGCAATCGCAACCAACTGCTCGGCGGCATCACGCCCTACGAGGCGCAACAGATTTGCGCTGAAGTGCAGGCCACGCAGTACGCGAAAAAGAACCTGTTTTTCGTCGAAATCCTCGACTTCTACCCGGACCAAGGCGGCACGCAGGGCCAGTCATCGGGCCTATTCAACCTGTTCGCGACCAACATTTCGATTGGCCCGCTCACGATTTCGGGCGAAGGCCGTGCCATCGGCGCTGGCGTGATGGACGTGATTCACGGTTCAGAGCGCACAGAAATGCGCATCACGACGCTCGACGACTCATACGGTTCGATCAAGCGATGGTTCCAGACGCGCTGCGATCTGCTCGCGCACTCCGATGGAACATTCGGCGTACCGGCTGATTACCTCGTGCAGGTCCGCATTCTTCACGCCGCCATCAATGACGACGTGATGCAGCGCTACGGCGGTTACGAGGAGAAGTACATCATGCGGTGCGGCAGCCTCGAAACCGAACTGAACCGGGCGGAGGACGGTATGCAGGAAATTCAAATGTCGTTCGTTCAGTTCGACTCGTTCATGTTTGACCAGACCTGACCATGATTAAAGCGGACTCACAAGGGTTCTTGATTGCCGACAAGGCGCTCGATCACAGCGACCTGACAAGCGGCCTCAACGGCATCAGGAGCGACACCGGCGCAATTCTCGCCCTGCTGCAACATGGAGCCAAGACGGGCCTACTGCGCCGCCAGAAAGTACCGAACCCCAACTCAGGGGCGAGCAGCCTGCAGGCGGCCTCCCCCCGCGCGCGCGCCAACGCGCGCAACACATCGGGCGCACCGAGCACGGCCTCGGTCCCCTTGCCCCGCGTGAATGCAAGCACGGCCGCATGGGACCGTGCGCGTGACGAGCGCGGGCGGTTTGTCGCGCGCGCGCCTGCGACCGAGTCTGTCATGCCCATGCGCGCGCCGACGCTCGCGCCGGATGCGGCCTCGCCCGCATCGACTGATGGCCGCGCCCCGCGCCGGCCGCGCGCCGCGCAGCCCGCGCCGTCGACCGACCTCACGCCGGTCACGCAGGCCGTCAATTCGCTCACCCGCGCGCAGGCCGCACAAGCCGCGCAGGCCGCGAGAGAATCCCGCGCTCAGGCATCGGCAAAAAATCAGGGCAAAGATGAAGCTGCGGCGGCGCGCGCGGCCAACCAGACGCGCGACGCGCGCGGGCGTTTCGGCTCGGGCGGCGCAAGCGATGGCGGAGACAGCCGCAGCCTGTTCTCGAAGCTCAAAGGGCTATTCTCGCGACCAAGCGCACCGGACATGGGCGACTTCGACAAGGTCGATCCGACCATCGAGGCCGCACATGAAATGGGCAAGATGCTCGGCGGGCCGCTCGGCACGCTCGGCAACCTCGGCAGGTCCATTGCCGGGAGATTTGGCGGCAAGGATGGCGCTATCCCGTGGTATCGCCGCATCTTTACGGAACTGCGCCTCACGCGCCGCCAGCACAGTGATTTCGGCATTGCGGAGCAACGCACGCTGAAGGAAATCGAGCGCAAGACGGGCGTAGCGGAAGGCGGCGGCAAGGGCGGGCTTTTTGGCCTGCTCGGCGGCGGCATGTCGAAGCTGCTCGGCGGTATGGGCGGCGGCATCATGAGGCTGTTCGTCGGCGGGGGCGGACTGCTCAAGTTGCTCGGGCGCGGCGCGCTCGGACTCGGCAAGTTGGGGCTACGTCGCCTGCCGTTACTCGGCGCACTGTTCGCAGGCGGCTCGGCTCTCGCCTCGATGTTCGGGCCGGGCGACCCGAACAAGAGCGATGAGGAAAACCGAAAGGACCGCTTTACCGGCGCGGGTTCCGGCATTGGCGCGCTGCTTGGCGGCGGCATCGGTATGCTGCTAGGCGGACCTGTCGGAGCGGTTGTCGGTGGCGTGCTCGGCGACAAGGTCGGCGAACTCGTCGGCGCATGGCTTGCGACCGTCGATTGGTCGAAGGTCGCGGACACGATTACCGGTGCGTGGAAGTCTACCGTCGGGTTCTTCAAAGACTCGTGGAAAACCGTCACCGACAAGCTCGGCGAGATCAGCAAGACGGTTAGCGATGCGTGGAAAAGCATCGTCGATGGCGCGAAAGCGTTCCTGAAGGACAAGTTTGGTATTGACGTTGACGCCATCGTGCAGAAGGGCAAAGAAGTCGCGGGCGCTGCGGTCGATCAAGCGAAAAAGGCCGCCGAGCCAGTTGTCAATGTCGCCAAGACTGGTGCGGAAAAGGCGAAGGAAATCGGCAAGGCTGCCGTGGACTACGGCAAAGAGCGCGTCGAGAAGATGGCCGCGCCGATTGCGCGCGCGGGCGGCGCGGTCATGGATTGGGGCGAAGGCATCTATTCGAAGCTCAACAAGGGATATCGCCGCAAGCAATCATTCGACGGTGTGAAAGGCGGCGACGCACTTGCGAAGTACGGCACCTATACGGACGACGAGGCTGCCAAGATCAAGGAACTGAAGGCGAGCGGCGCGAACACGAGCGCGAACCTTCCGGGCGGAATGCAGCCTGAAATCCGCGACAAAATCATCACGGCATCGCAGAAAAACGGCCTCGATCCGAAAACAATGCTCGAATTCGCGGCGATGGAAAGCGGCGGCAATGCCAACGCGATTAGCTCGACTGGCGCAGTCGGCATCTTTCAATTTACTGGCTCGACCGCTTCGGGCGTTGGCATCAAAGACCGCTTCAACGCGGATCAGAACATTCAAGGCGGGATGCAACTGGCGAACGCGAACGCCGCGCAACTGACAAAAGCGGGGCTGCCGGTCACGGCGGCGAACCTGTACATGATGCACCAGCTAGGGCCGGGCGCAGCGAAGGAAATCATTCAGGGCGCGAAGGACGGCAAGAACATTTCGCAACTTTCTGGTAACACGCAAAAGGCTGTATCGCTGAACTACGGCAAGGGTTCGACGACGGCCGCCGAGTACCTTGCGAAAAACAGTGCGGCGCTCGAAGCGCGCGGCAAATCAGTCGTCGGCGATATGTCGAACCTGTCCGTGCCCGCGACCGCTTTAGCGAGCGCAAAGCCCGCCGACAAGGCTACTGCTGTCGCCTCGAACGCGCCGACGAAGCCTGTCGCGCCCGCCTCGCCCTCGCCCTCGCCCTCGCCCGCTACCAGCGTGCAGCCGGGCGTGCCGCCCGCGCTCGCGTCGACGACTGTGGCCGTGGCCGCCTCGCCCGCCCCGGTCGTGCCGCCTCCGGTAGTGACCGCCGCCGCACCGCCCTCGCCACCGCGCGTGAGCATTGCGGCGGCAAGCGTGCCTGCGCCTTCCAACGTACCGCCCGCGGCGCAAGCGTCGATCCCGGTCCCGATGAATAGCGCCGGGCCGATGGAGGTGCATGTGTCTAACGATCAGCCCGTCGGCCAAGACTTGCGTGACCGCCGCCTGTCGATGATTGCAACGGGTGGCATTGCTGCGTAACGCTAGGAAAACAGATCAGGGATGGCATACTTGCGGAAAACTTACACAAGGGGAACCCCATGAAGCGTTTTGTAATTGCCGCCCTGCTCGCCTCGCTCGCCGCCCCGGCGTTCGCCGACACCGACGACCTCGACCGCGGCGTGAGAGACGCTGTGACGGCATTCAGGAGCGGCAGTGACGCCGATGCGCTCGTGACGCGCGCCCAACTCTGCTATTCGGGCGTGGATACGCACGGCGGGCGCGACAAGAGCGCGGGCGACCAGCTCGACTACTGCTTTGCGTTCGAGATGACCTCGGCCAGACTGCTCAACAAGGCGGGCCGAGTGCCACACGATTCGCCGAAGTATTTCAGCAATCAGGAAATCGCGACGCGCGCGGCGTACAACCTCGAACGTGCACGGGTTCTCTCTCTGCCGGAGGAGTTCAACCCGTACATCATCACGCGCGCGAAGTACGTCGGCGGGAAGATCAAAGACCTTTCCTGATCCGCTCTCCCTGCCTTATACAAGCCCGCCGAGCGCGGGCTTTTTTGCGTCCTCTCGCGTTAGGAAAAGGTCAACGCGGACGAAAAAAAACGGCCATTAGAGTGCATTGGGTAGTAAATCCAGACTCTAAGGTGAACCAATGACCGTATCGACCGGCGCTTATCTCCAGCAGCATTACAACCAGATCAAGTCCCTTGGCGACAAGAGCGTATCGAGCGATGCGCAATTCGTCATCGAAGGGTTCGAGGATTTGCGGCTTCTGACCAAGCAATTCCCGTGGCCCACCCTGACCTCGGCGGGCGAAATCGAAATCGCTGGCCCGCTCGGCATGACGCAGTTCCAGCCGCAGCAGGTCAAGATCGCGCAGCAAGGCCAGATGCAGTTCTACGAGACGCGCAGGGGCGACATGCAAGCGTTCCTCGAAAAGATCATCGCATCGGGCGGGCGCTTCAATGCGAAGGTGTACGAGGGCACGATGGACAAGTACCAGCGTGCCTGCAACATCGTCGATTGCTTCCTGCAACTCGACAACCCGGACCGCGACTGGGAAAACCGCTCGCAAGTGACGACGATCAGCGGCACGCTGTTCTTCCACTACTTCGGCGATCACGAAGCCGGTAACACCCCGTAAGGCGCACCGTGACGCTTCAAGAACTTGCGGCGTCTTGCTCGTGGGCGTTCGGCCTTGTCATCGACGAGGCCGAACAAACCAAGCAAGCCATCAACGCGACGCGCTTCTATCTCGGATGGGGAGCCGTCGCGAGCATGGAGCCGGTCGAGCCTGACGATCCGCCACCACAAGTGCTGTACGACCCGCTTTTGGGATGGTACGGCGGCATCTATGGCGGGCAGTACATATCCGTCGTCGATGGCACGCATCCGCCCTACACGCCGCCCGCGACCGATACGGACCCGCCGCCCGTTCCTGAAGGGCTGTCCGCCGACACCGACATAACCAACAGCGAATGGGCGCTCATCAAGCCGCTTTACATGCTCTACATCGAGCGGGAGAACGCGCGCGCGCTCGAAGCATCGCGCGGGCTTGGCGTAGACGTGTACGGACGCGATGTGTCGCAGATCGAGCAGGACATTCGCCAGTACGAAACGCAAGACCTGCCCCGCCTTGCGTTCGAACAGGACGCACAGACCATCTAGCTATGACGCAAAAGACACCGAACGGTATCGACCTGCTTACGCATGTAACGGGCCTCACGAAAGAGGACGTAACTGCGATCCACGCAAAGGCGGAAGCCAACCGCTCCCGCCTCGAATCGTGCGCGCGCCATGCGTTCGAGCCGGTTGAGCCGGGCAAGCTGTTCTCGCGCCACCGCTGCACGCATTGCGGCGGCGAGGCCGATTCCGTCGGAGCGCACTGGTATGCCCGCGGCCTCGCGCATGGGGGCGCTGCGTAAGTGTTCGATGTCAACGGCCTGCGCGGCGACCTCATCATTTCTGCGGACCTGCGCTATGACCTCGCGCCGATCCCGCTGACGTTCGAAGCGAACATTCGCCTCACACAGCAGACGGCCGCCGACTATCGCGACGGCAGCGTTATCAAGGTCAACGAGATTCCGTTTCGCATCGTCAAGGCCGTGCCGACGCGCAACGTCGCCGTGCAGGGAAAGGAGCCGCTGAGTGCCGTCCACATCACTGCGTTCCCCGATAGTGTCGTCGAGGTCGCGAGGCCGCGCCGGACGGCCGTGATTTTCCAGAACGCGAGCCTTTCCGGTATCTATCGCGCGTGCGGCGCGAGTGCGCCGCTCGTGGGCGACTTCGCAATCTCCCGGTATGCGTGTTTCGTTGGCAACGTGCCGACGTTCGGCATTGCGCGCGTGCTTCAGGAGGAGTCCGCCGTCGTCATGTGGCGGAAAGCCAAGCTACAAGCGATGAACCTGCGCGACCTCATGGCGCAAACGCCTATCGACAAACTCGATATTGACGGCGCAGAGGACGTTAAAAGCGACTTCCTCGAATCAGACGAGGTTCCCGTCTATGTGTCGGTCGGGCCGAACGGCAAATTTCTGTCGGGGGCGCGCCGCAACGATACGCAGTCGGTTGCATTCAGCCCGCGCAAGGATGCGCGCTCGCTCAACTTCATGGGCCGCGTTCTCGTGCGGCGCAAGGTCATCACGACCAAGGCAAACCCGGCCGTGCGCGCGGGCGACGTGGCAAACATTAGCGGCACGCCATTGGTCGTCATGACCGCGGCGCACCACATGCAGAACGGCACCGACGGCGGCGGCACTGAGCAGTACACGCGCCTTTGGCTAGGGAGTCCGACCCAATGAATGCTTTCAACTTGGGCGGCGTGCTGCTTGCCCTCATGCCAGCCGAAGTCGCGAGCATCGACCGCGAGCGGCGCATTGCGCGCGTGCGCATTCCCGGCCTCACCGACGGCGCGGCCGAATTGCCGGAGGCCGAATTCTGCAACCCAGTCGGCGACAAGAGCGAGCACACCGAAATCCGTATCAAGGTCGATGACCGGGTATGGATTGCGTTCAACGGCGGCGATCCGCGCTATCCCGTAATCATGGGCTACCGGCCGAAGAATCAGGAAAACGGAACTGACTGGCGCAGATTTGAGCACGGAAACTTTCAGTTTAGCGCTGACGGCGGAATGTTCGAGGTCATCGCCGCCTCGCAGGTCCATATCAAGACGCCGCTCCTCGAAATAGAGGCCGATCAGACGCACGTTACCGGAACGATGACGGTTGAAAAGCTGCTCACGTTCAACGGCGGCATGACCGGCAAGGGCGGCGCGGGCGGCGGTGCGGCCATGACTGTGACCGGCGATATGAGCGTGACGGGCGGCGCGAATTTCACCAACGACGTGAAGTCCGGAAACATCAGCGTGCAGGGCCACCACCACACCGCGCAAGGATCGAACGCGCCGACAACAAGATCGCAAGCATAAGGAATTCTATGAAAAACCTGATTTTCGACATTTACAACCTCTCCCACAAAGACAAGGCCATTGCGGCGGCCAAGCGCGCTTTCGCGCGCGCGGGCGCGCAAGTGACCTCTGTGGACGTGGACGCCAAGACGAAAAAGACGCTTGGCGTCGAGTATCGCGAAGTGCAATTCGGCTTTGCTGATAGCCAGACGATCCGCTTCGGCGTCAACGCTACCGGCGACGTGGCGCAAGTCAAGCTCAACGGCAAAGCGGTCCCGCTGAAGAACCCCGACGACCACGGCGCGGCTATCGAGGAGCTATCCGCCCTCATGGTCAAGGGCCGCAGCAAGTTTCAGGCAGCGCTCGCCAAAGCCAAGGTCGCGCTTCCGCCCGGTATCCGCACGGCTGCGCCCAAGCTCGAACAGGTGCTGCGCGACAAGATCGCCGCCATCGACGAAGCAATCTCCGAAGCCACTATGAGACGCGACGAATTGAAGGCGCTCGCTGCCTGAACTCCGTTAGGAAAAGGGAAAGCGAGACCCCCGAAATTCGCCCTCGACAATGAAATCTCAAAGTAAAGGCACGGAGTTCCGTGCTCTTGTTTGATAACCCTCTTTATTAGGTACGTGAACCAATGAGCGGAACTCCCTCGAAGTACACCGTGGAACATCAGCACGAACTCGAACGGTTCGTGCGCAGCGCAGCTGCCGCCCACACCAACGGCATGGTGCTCGATTCGGCATCGGCCGCGAGCGCTGCATTCGAGTCGATCAAGAGCGAATCGGGCGCGACGCCGCGCGTGCTCGACGAACTGCTCGGCAAGGCGTCGGAAAAAGACGAACCGGCCATCGTGCAGGCGCTGTTCGACGGCGCACGCGACTACCAGACGGAACATGGCTTCGCACCGTCGGGCGACCTGCTGCTGTCCGCTGTCGATCAGGCATACAGCCTGTACGACTCGGCAAACAACAGCCACCACGATCAAATTTCGCTCGTGCCGAATGCGCCGGTCGTCGCTATCCTCGGCTCGATGGCTGAAGCGTGCCCGTTCGCAGGCTATCTGCCTGCTGACCGCGGCTCGAACGAGGCGCGACTCATCATCGTGTCGCACCAAGCCGGTTCGAACTGGGGGGATTACACCCAAGGCGACCTGATGGACGGCATCGCCTCGGGCGGCTCGTACCTCGGCGCGGCTCGCACGCTTGAACTGTCGGCCCCGAACGACACCGCCGCCTACAAGTTCACGTTTCAGGCACAGAAAGGCGCTGGTGCTGCGCTGAACCTGCTGCGCGGCCGCTCGATCGTGTACGTCAACGGACAAATCGCCGCGGTCGAAATCTCCAACGGTCCGAGCACGGCCGCAAGCGTGCCGATCGTCGGCTCCATCGTGCTCGCTGGCACGACCTACAACCTGACGGGCACGGTCAAGCCCGCAACCGGCGAAGTGTCGATTACGCCGGATACACCCTTCCCCGCCGGCACTGTCGTCAACTGCGAAGCGTTCGTCGACTTCGAAATCGAGCCGAGCGTCACGCCGAAGATGGCGGTGCAGGCGATGGTCTATCAGATGTTCGCCGCACCGTACCGCGCCGTGTTCCAGAGCACGCCGGAAACCCGCTCGCAGTTCGCGAACGAAGTTGGCGTTGACCCGTCGGCTGAAGCGATGATGGTCGTCCGCAACCAGTACGCGATGGAGCGCCACTACAACGCCATCAACAAGGCGAAGATGGTTGGCCGCTTCAACAACACCGCGCAATACGACTTCCAGTACGCCGAGCAGATCCTGCAAAAGACCCGTGCGCAAATCTGGCAGGACTTCCAAGCGGTGCTGGGCGTCGTATCGCAAAAGATGGCAGAGCAGACCGCCGATCATGGCGTGACGCACCTGTACGTCACCAAGGCCGTGATGGCGCAGTTCCGCTCGATGCCGAGCGACCTGTTCCAGCCGTCGGGCCTGACCGACCGCGCGGGTATCTACCGCATCGGCCGCCTGTTCGGCCAGTACGACGTGTACTACACGCCGAAGGGCCTGAACGAAGCCGCCGACGGCTCCTCGGCTGAAATCCTGTGCGTGGGCCGCTCGTCGCAAACGGCGCGCTGCCCGATCATTTTCGGCGACGCCAGCGCGCCGATTTTCGAGCCGCTCGGTATGGCTACGGACCTGAAGCAGGGCTATGGCTTCAACGCCCGCAGCTTCACGAACCTGAACCCGCACGCCATGTCGGCAGCCGGTTGCGCGCTGATCCAAGCGATCAACCTGAAGTAAGCGCGCACGGCCCCGCGCCGTGAGTCTCGCGGCGGCATAGGCACCACGCCATGCCGCCGCTTCTCAAAGATCACCCGAAAGGATCACTGTGGAAACTCCGAACGAAGAAACCAAGGCAACCGCGAAGGCTGCGCCCTCGAAAAAGGCCGCCACGGCGAAGCCCGCCTTCCCGCGCGAGATGACGCTCGTGAACGAAACGGCCATGCCGTATGTCGTCGCGCGCACGCACGTCGCACCGGGAGAAAGCAAGCCGGTCACGGTCGCCAACGAGGACGAACTGGCGCGGCACGAAACGGACATCGCGCACCTGCTGTTCCTGAACGACAGCTACAAGGATGCGGAAGTCAAGCCGCTGCGCATTGTGGATGCGGACTAATCCCACAACGGGACAAGAGGAAAATTCATGTTCTATTCGCATACCCGTAGTCTCGGGGCGCAGTCGGGCGTTCAACTCAATCCGCTGAAGGACAACACCGACGGCTTTTCCGCTGGCAATGGCGATCAGGTCGTCGGTATCGTTGGCCGGTTCAAGCGCGGGCGCATCGACGCGCCGTTTGTCGTGGACCGCGGCACGCTCAAGTCCAAGCTCGGCGCGCCTGAATCGCTACGCGTGTCGGCGCTCAACGAGGCATACGTCCAACTGTACGAGGCCGTGAATAACGGCGCAGTGTCGGCGGTCGTGCAACGCCTCGCACCCGCTGCTGCTGCGCGCTCCTTTGCCGTGCTCAAGATCGACGACGTGAGCGGTGCAAGCACCTTCAGCGTGTCCCCCACTGCGCCGACGGCAAACTACCTGCTCTACCTCGACGACCTCGAATGCTTTAACGATGGCGTGCTGCTCGAAGTCAACGCGAAGAAAGCGACGAGTGCGGGCGCACCGGCCCCGTCGAAAATCGTCACGATTCGCGTGAAAGAGCCGAACGGCAACGTGCGCTACGAAGTGACAGGCTCACTCGATCAAACCGCAGTCGATGAATACGGCAACGACTATTTCATCGGATCGAAGTTTGCCGAACTGACGGACCTGATTACGGTTTCCGTCTCCGCTACCGCGGCTGTCGCAACTAATGCCGACTGCTACGGCCGCAATACCGACGGCACCGACAAATTCGTTGCATCGAGCAACCTCGTGCTGTTCTCGGAAGGCGGCACCGCGTATGCATCGACCGATTACGACGCGGCTATCTCGAAGCTCGAAAACGGCACGCTCGATTTCGGCTACCTGATTAGCGGCGGCTCGCAGGCTGTCGCCCTGCTCTCGAAGCTGGCGGCGTTGTGCGTGCGTGCAAACCGGCATTTCGTGCTCGACGTGCCGGGCAGCCTTACGCCGGACGCGGCTCAAACGTTCGTGTCGCAACTGGGCCTCGATACGCACTACGTCAGCATCTACTGGGCACCGCTCAATACGAATGACCCAGTCAATGGCGGCAAGGCCATCATTGGCCTCGGCGGCTTCCAAGCCGGTCAGCGCTGCGCGCGCAATGCGCAGACGAACTCGTACGGCCTCGCTCCGAAGAACTACCCGATTGCGGGTAAGGACTGGCCGATCAACCGTACCGGTGTCGTGCAACTGTACACGCCGAGCGACGTTCAAAAGAGCGACCTCGCGCTCGCGAAGATCAACCCGGTCATTCTCGAACGCTATACGGGCGGCAGCAAGTACGTGTTCGTGGACTCGCTCACGGCTGCGCAGGTTACGACCTCGTACCGCAAGCTGATTTCTGTTGCAGAAATGTCGGCGAGCCTCGATGACATGGTCGTGAAGTACGGCAAGGAATGCCTGCAACTGCCGATGGACATTGCCATCAAGCGCATGACGGCGTTCCTGAAGTTCACGCTCACCGCCATGCGCGCATCGAACTGGCTCGTTGCCTCGAACGATCCGGTGTTGGGCGATGCGGGCTGGACCTTCACGGTCACGCGCAATGCGCAACGCCCGGCCGACCGCATGGACGTGAATTACGGCACGCACTATGACGGCGTGAACCGTGCGACCTACGTTCAACAAACCCTGTCGCAATAAGGGAGGGAAACGCAACATGATCGACTACAAGCACAAGATGCGCACGCTGCTCACGCGCAAGCCGGAAGTCGTGCTCGATAGTGCGGCCGACGAGGAAGAAGGCAGCGCGGCGGCCGATTACGCTTCGGCTGATATCCGCATGAAAGCAGCCTCGATCCTGCAAGAGTTCGCAGGTACGTCGACCGATGACCTCGCCGACGGCGAATCGCTGGCCGACCGCCTGCTGATGCTCGTGGTGGGCATCATCGACTCAGACAAGGATGGCGAACTCTCCGACGATGAGCAGGCCGCCGCCGACGCGCTGCTCGAATCCATGTGGGATTACCTGCTGGACAAGGGCGTATCGGACGAGGATTGCAACGCGCTGCTCAACGACTGGGACGCAGACGCCGCCGCTCGCGTGCGCGACTTGCTCGCCGACTCGGGCGTATCGGGCGACGATGACGCCGCGCTCGACGACCTCGATGCGTTCGCATTCGATACCGACGCGGAGCAATCCGTATTCGATTCGGCTGGCGAACTCATCACCGATGCCGTCTACCGGAAAAAGGTCGTCGTGCGCGCCGGTAAGAAAGTCCGCATCAACAAGCGGATTTCCGGCGCGGTCCGCCTGTCGGCGAAACAAAAAGTCGCGGTGCGCAAAATGATCCGCAAGTCACATTCGGCTGCGGCCATGATGCGGCGCATGAAGTCGCTGCGCATCCGCAAGCGCGCGGGCCTGTAATAGGCTCGCGCCCGCGCCCGCGGCCTCGCCAAGGCCCGCGGGCGCGCATCGGCTCCTACCCCTTCCCTGCCGCCGCTATGTCGATTTTCGACTCCATTGCCTCCACGCTGCCTAGTTCGGTGGGTAGCTCGTTTTCTCTCGACCGTGCCGCGCAGAGTGTGCAACGGCTCTTGACGACGCGCGTGCTGAAATCCGACTGGACCGGCCTCAATCCAAACCTGCTCGCGAAGTTCTATCCACTCAAACGCACGTCCGACGGCTGGACGCAAAGCAATGACGTTAGGCAGCTTTCCGCCGCGGACAATTTCACAGTCGATGACGGCTACGAGGTCTGGTGCCCGATCACGGACGGGCAAAGCGAAATGTCGCTGAATTGGCATTCGCCGTTCGAGGGCGCGGGTGCGGAATCGAAAGCGCCAACGGTTTCGTCCATGCTGCAATCCGGCTCACTGTCGCCTGCCGTGCAGGCCATTGGCGAGCAGACCGGTGCGACTTCCGCCACGGATTCGGCAAGCGCAGCGCTCGCCTCGGCGGAGGGCCGTGTCGGCATTACCAAGCTGAACTCGACGCAAGTTTTTCAGGGTATGCCGCCCGTCAAGCTGTCGATGATGCTGCATTTTCGTGCGCTGATTGACCCCGTTACAGAGGTCAAGGCGCCCATCTCGATGCTCAAGCAATGGGCCGTGCCGCAATACCTCGCCGCCGATGGAGTGTTGGCGAACGCGATCAAAAACGGCTCGAAAGACGGCATCGTGCAAACCATTTTCCCGTCGATGGCCCCGCAAATCATCGGCATGCGCTACGGCGACATGACCTATGAGCCGCTTGTCATCGAATCTGTTTCTGATCCCATTACCGGGCCGCGCGACGTGGACGGCGTGATGATTTCATGCAGCGTGAACGTGACGCTCGCCACGTTGACGGCTATCGACCGTCGAGACATTCAAAGGATCTACGCATGATCGTGTTTTCACCACTGAGCACGCGCCGCCTCGATGTGACGCTACATGAATTGGGCATTGGCGATGAAATCGCGCTGTGCTACCTGCCCGACAAGGCGCACGAAAAGGCGCTTACGGCATTCCTGCAGTGCGCAATCAAAGCGGCGAGTACGCCTTCGCCGAAACACATCGCGGACCCGCGCGCGTGGACGGTATCGGAGCGCCTGCTCGTGCTCGCGCACTACACGACGCACACCGCGAGCGACGGCCCGAATTACGCCGTGACGGAGGCTGGCAAGCTGTTCGACTACCTCGATATGTCGCGCGACCTGCCCGGCGCGCTGCCTACGTTTGATGCGTGCGGCGATCAATGGACGGTTCATCCGCTGATCGGAGCGGAGGCCGAAGCGCTCGAAACGCTGCAACTAGAAAGCGATCTGAACGGACATAGCTTCTGGCTCATGGGCCTGCTCGCAGCGCAACTGAAGCGGCCGGGCGAAACCGCGCCCGATGCAGTAGCAAACCCGACCGAGTACATCGATTGGCTGCGCACGCGCCACGCCGTCATGCGCGCGCTGCCCGGCTCGGTCACGTCGGAACTGTTCGCGAAGTATCGCGATGCGCAGGCGCAGGCGATGCAGTTTTTCCGGGTCTGGTTCGATGGTGAGGGCATCATCGTATTGCCAAAGGAGGCGGGCGATCCACTGTCGCCCGCGCGATTTCTCGTTCTTGCCTGCCTCTCTGAGCTGGCGCTCTCGCTCACTGGAAAATCATAACGAGACGGCCGCGAGTCTGTTCTTAAACTTTGGTATCGACTTCCACAAGGCGCTACAGATGCGGCAGTCGGATATCAGAACGATTTTCGAAAGCAAGGCTTATCAGGACTGGAAAAAATCGCGCGAGGCAAAGAACAAGCTGTACCTCGCGATCTGTGACCGGCTCGACAACATCATTCGCACTCTCGGCAATCTTGGGAACGTCTTAACAAAGCGGCGCATGTAGCCGCTTCCACCCAAGTTTTTGACTGTAGGGCGCGGAAATGACGAATCGACCGCAAGTGTGTCTGGCAAGTGCCGTATTCCGTCTGTATGTGTGCGGCGTTGCCGTGATGATGTGGTTTATCGCGTATTTCGAGGAGCGGTCAATGTCTGCGCTCCTCATGCGCACCGATGGCGGCGCACTGATTCTCTGGATGATGCTCGCGTGCGGGCTAGTTGGCATCGCCGACGTACTCATCAACGACACCGGCCTGTTCCGCTTTCGCATCGAAGCAGCGCGCACACATCGGCACTTCGGATTCTCCGGCCTCGCCTTCTGCTACGTCTGTCAGATTTTCATCGCGGCCCTATCCGTCAAATCACCGTGGATGGCTGCGTACTCGCTCTGGAACGCCCTTTTGGTCGTCGCCTTTTCTCTTATTGATGCTCACCAACGATCAAAGGACGCAACATGCCTGCAAGCCTGCAACTAAAGCGCCTCGTGTTTATCTGGCTGATGCTGTTCTGGTCGGTCGCGGCCTATGCCGCACAAGCGACTTTCGTACATGACCTGAGCGACATTCCGCCCGTCGCGGTTGCAATCTCGTGCCTGCTGTCGATCATCGGCGGCGCAGCATTCACCGCGCAGAAAATCGCGGACCCGGCCGTGACGATTGTCAGCCCTGTCAAGACGATCATTCGCGACGTGCTCAATTCGATTGTGGCGGGCCTGCTCGTTTTCTGTATCGGCTCGTACTTCAACTGGGCTGCGGTCGCGCAGGCAGGGCTGATTACGCTCGCAGGCTATGGTGGCTCGCGTGTGCTCGAACCCGTCTTGTCCGCTCTGATTGACCGTCTCTCGAAGTTTGTTGGCGGGGGGGCTCAATGACGGTCGTCACGGCATCGCAGCTTCAGCGGATCATGCCGCTCGCGGCGCGCATCATCCCTGCGTTCGTCGATCCGCTGAACGCGGCAATGCAGCAATGGGGAATCACGACGGAGCAGCGCGTGGAAATGTTCCTCGCGCAGTTCGCGCATGAAACCGGTCAGCTATCGCGCCTTGTCGAAAACCTCAACTACTCGGCGCAAGGATTGGCGAATACCTGGCCGAACCGCTATTCAACCACCGGCAAGGCCGCGGGCGCGCCCAACACGCTCGCCATGCGCCTGAATCGCAACCCTGTCGCCATCGCAAACAACGTGTATGCCGACCGACTCGGCAACGGCAACGAGGCGAGCGGCGACGGCTGGAAATACCGCGGGCGCGGCGGATTTCAGATCACCGGCAAGGCGAATTACGTCGCCTGCTTGATGGCGCTCCACCTCGACGTTATCGAGCACCCGGAACTGCTCGAACAGCCTGAGCATGCCTGCCAGTCTGCTGCGTGGTTCTGGAATGCGCACAACCTGAACCAGCTTGCGGACAGCGGCAATTTCGCGGGTACGACCAAGGTTATCAACGGCGGCAGCATTGGCGCGAACGAGCGCCTTGGTCTGTGGCAAATCGCAAAGGAAGTGATTGTATGAGTGAGGTTACGCAGGTCCACGTCGAGCGCGAAACGCTCTCGGTCGAGGTCAACATTCCGGGCCACGAGGCGCGCACGACGACGGCGCTTTTCTCGCACTCGAAAAAGCAGCTCATAGAGCGCGAGGGCGGGCGTTGCTGGATTTCCGGCGCGACGGCAGAGGAAAGCGGCCATCCGCTCGAAGCGCACCACTACCCTACGGCGAAGAACGACGGCATTCACGACATGCCATTTCCGCTTTGGGTCGCGAAGCGCTACGGCGTCGAGGGCTACGTGTTTTCGAGCACCACCACCATCCATCACTTTGAAGGAGACGGACACGAATGAGCGGGTATGTGAAGTTGGCGATTGCCGCGCTGCTGCTCGCGGCAGTCGGCGCGCTTGGCTATTTTGTCCTGCATTGGTACGACGGCCAGCTATCGGCGTCGTATCAGGCGGGGCAACTGGCAGAGCGCACGGTATGGCAGCAAAAAGAAGTCGCCCGCACGGCGTTCGAGTCCGCGGCAACGCAGAAGCGTGCCGAGGACAACGCGGCGAAGCAGGCGAAAATCGACGCGAACAACCTACAGGTGCAACAGGACCATGAAAAAGCCGTTTCTTCGCTCAGGCAGCGTATTGCTGCTCTCGATGCTGCTGCTCGCGAATACGGCGGGCTGCGCATTCCAACCACCGTCTGCACAGCAGCCGCAAGCGCCGGTAGTGGCAGCGTGCCTGCCGGAACCCAAGCCGCAAGTCCCGGCCGCTATGATGCGTGGATTGCCGCCACCGTCGCACTTCCTGACGACACTCAACGACACCTTCGCGCCTCCGCCCATGAAGCCGACGCGATAGTCGAGGATTTCAGGACCGTGCAGGAATGGGCGGTCAAGCATGGATTTATGCCCGCGCCGCCCGACTACGTGCCGCCGCCGATCCTCGCGGACCCACCTATGAAGGCTGACACGCCGCAGGCCGCCAGCGCGGCGACAACCTGACGAAAGGCCCGCATTCGTGCGGGCCTTGTCTTATACGCTCTGCGCTCGCTCGAACGCCCGATACCCGGTCGTGTGAGCCGCCTTGTTCCACCTCCCGGTTTCCTCGTTGTATGCCGCGTCCGGATTATTCGCGATGTAGGCCGCGCGCAGTTCGGCCCGCTTCTCCTCGGTGAGTGCCGCTGTAGCCTTGCGTGCGGCATCCGCTTTCCGGTCTTTCTCTAGCTCCTCGGCAGATGGTCGTGCGGGTTCTTTCTGCTCCGGTTTGGGTGGCTCGGCGGGCAGTTCGAGAACGGAATCGCTCTCGAAGATGCTCATGAAATAGCCTGCCGCCGAATCCTTGATTTTCCCGGCCGTCTCGCGCTCGCGCGTGACCTTCGCTGCGAGCCATGCGCGCGATGGGTTCTTGGCGAGAATGCGCTTGATGGTGTTCGCGCCAATGCCGATGCGCTGCAACTCCTCGCGCGTCTGCTCCTCCTTCGGGTCGCCTTCAAATGGGAGTTCGGCCTGCGCCTTCTCTTTCACGCCGAATTGAATCTCAACGATCCGCCTGCCATCCTTCTTCACGCGCAGGTCTACGTCGATATCCGCTACGTCGTTGATTTCCTTGATTGCGGTTTTCAGAACGTGGTTCGAAAAGTGCCGATACTCCTCGTACATTTTTCCCGTCGCGCCAAGAATCTCCTTCCACGTATCGACGGGCGCGTACCGGGTTTGACCGACGCCCTTGAACCGGATGCAGTTCTCGTAGAGCGCGAGCGCATAGCCGCTCTTGAACCGGCGTTGAATCTTGATATCAATGGCGGCGAATACCTCCGGGCGCGCAAGGCGCTCTGCAAGCCATTCGATGTAGGCGTAGGTCACGCGACCATTCTTCACGCCAACAGACGACACGAGCGCGGTTTTCTTCCATTCCTCGCTGCCGTCGGAAAACATGTTGACGGTCACGATGTTCCGCATGATGTTTTCGGCCGCTTCGGCGAGCTTCTTATGGTCGTTGCTGCTGTCCCATCCGATGGCCTCGCAAAGGAACCGCACCGACATTGTGTGCTCGCGTTTTGTGAGCAGATCGTCGTATGCGTGCAGCAAAAGGACGTTGACGATTTTGCGTTCAACGAGCGACAGACTGCCGCTGACATGGATTGTCGCGACATGCTTTCGTAGCTCGCGCTCGTCGAGCTTCGCCAGTTCGGGCGAGCGAGTGTCAACGGCTGACGCCTTGCTCTTGATAACCTTTCCCATCTCAATCCCCTCTTTCGATGCCGGGAAGTGTAGATGGTGTAAAGCATATCCGCAAGATAGAACTATGCTTTAAGTTATCCCGCAAACTATGCTCTATGCTAGTGGGCGCTCCATCCCGCAAACTATGCTCTATGGCGCGTCCGCGGTGCGCTCGTCCCGCAAACTATGCTCTATGCCCCGAATACTATGCTCTTGACATCTCGGAGGGCGGCATATAGAAGCATCTATATCATTTTAAATCATGTAGTTACGTGCGTTTTCTGGTCGAGGCTATGGCCTATCCCGAGAACTATGCTCTATCCCGCAGACTATGCTCTTTGGTCGGCGAACCGTCCCCTAAACTATGCTCTTTGGTCCCGAAAAGTATGCTGTATCTCCCGGCAATCCCTTGTCAGGCAAGGATCTCGCGCTCCTAAAGGTTTTTAAAGGTGTTGTTTTTCTAAAGGTCAACAACCGGATGTTGTTGCTTTTTAGAAGAGACACCCCCAAAAAACAAAAAACCCGACGGCGCGAGGCTCGTCGGGTTTGGCGATAGACATTCCTATCTTAGGCGCTCGGATGCGTTGCATCCCATTCGGCGATTAGGCGCGCGGCCTCTTTCTCGACGGCACGGCGGCAAACCGCGCTGATGGCGCTGTTCGGGAAGTGCTCTTTGATCCAGTCGAGCTTGAGCTTCAGCACTTCGTCCATTTCGAGGCGGATCGACGTTTTGACGCGCGGGTTTGCGTCCTCCCACGGTCGGCGCTCGCGCTCGGGCCGCGGCTTCAGGTCGAGCGGCACCTGTCGTGCATCGCGTGTGGGCGCGTCGGCACGCGGCTGCTCCACCGGCACGATGGTCACGTCCTCGGCGCTCAGACGAACGCCCTTCTTCAGTTCGTATCGCACGTTCATGGCTTGTATCGCTCCGCGATGGTTTTGTCGGCGAACTCGGCAACGGCCGCCTTGACGATCTTCTGAATCGACATTTTCGGCACGTTTTCGGTAATCCAGACCAGTTTCGCGTGTAGCTCCGGGTCGAATTTGGTCGTAAAACCCTTTGCCTCTGTCGGCAGGTATTCATCCCACGGCTTACGTTCCGCTTTCCGGTTCCCCGGTGAGGCGGTTTTTGGGGCCTTGGCGGGCTTTTCTGCCGTCGGCATGGGGTTCGGGGTGTCCGCGGGCATGGCGGACGCTTCTGCGGCCTCCTGCGCGGCTGGTTCCGGCGCGGCCGTATCGGCGGGCGGCTCCTCGGTCGTCATGCCCTTCTGCGCGCCCTCCTCCGGTCCGAGAATGGTCGAAAGGTCGGTATTTGCCGGGCGCGCATCGCCCTGCGTGAACATGGCCCGTCGGGCTTCCAATTCTCGCGCGCGTTTCGCCTCGGCGGCGCTCAATGGCTTGTCGGTCATGCGAACACCTCTTTGTACAGGTCGGCCATTTCCTGCATGGCGGCCTTGATGCCGCGCTTCTGCTCGAAAACGGCCTCGCCGGTTTTTTCCCACTTCGTGTAGCAGTCGCGGGCGCGGATGACGGACTCCATGACCGTGTAGTTGCGGAACTTCGCCACGTCCTTGTAGAACTCGATTACGTCAGACGAGCGCGCATTCGTGCTCGCGCGCGAGGCGAATAGAAACGCCTTCAGCTTCGGATTGAGCGTGCGCGCTTCGCCGATCATGCTGTTCATCGGAGCGAGGCGCACCGTGTCCACGCTCGACGTTCCGCACGGCGTCACGACCTTGTCAGCGACGGTGAGCGCAGCGCGAATCTCGGGTGAGCCGTGCCCTTCCCCGCCCGCGTCGATCAGAATGTCGTCATACCTGCCCGACTTCGCGAGCTTCAGAATGTCGCCGTCGATGCGATACCAGCCTTCGTCATCGGTCAGATACGAGACAAGCGAGACATGCGGAATGTCGGGCAAGCCCTTGAGCTTGCGCGTATTGACGAAGCCGGTTGCGGACTGGCCCGAATCGCTGTCCACGAGGAGCACGCGGCGGCCGTCGGCCGCGCGCATGGCGGCCATGTTGATGGCAGTCGTCGTCTTGGTGACGCCGCCCTTGGTATGGGCGAACAGGTAGATAGGCATTCGGTCCGGTCCTTATCGTTCGAGTCTGATGCGGTGCGAATTGTATCAGTATCCTTATACTTGAACGGACCATTTCACACAACGTCAGATGTGGCCTGTACTGGCCGGACTAAGATCAACTCGGTTCGATGTGTTCAATACGAAACACTTTGAGTCAGACCAGATCAGGTCAAACCAGAAGAAAATGAACGACACTCGACCGAACCAAGTCAAAACACACCTATATACACCTGTACAGTACACACCTAACCAATATAGGTTTGGTTTGGGTGGGTTTGGTTGGGTGTGGTCGATTCTGGCCGGGTGAGGAGTGTACGAAACAGACAAAACTGGACCTATTTTGTAAAAACCGAGCGTGTAAAGGCTTGTTTCCGTCAAAATTGACTAAAATCAGTCGAAACACTAGCGGTTTTGTCAATTCAGGCTTTGTTTGTTCGGGTTTCGTGCGTTCGATTCTGGCTCGAACAAATGAAAAATCCGTGTGAGGGAAGGGCTTCTGACCAATTCTGGCTTGAATCGGTCGAAATCTGTCCAAACACACGGATTCGGGTCGAAATGAGCGTCTTTGCGTTGGGTGTAAGGGCGTCAGTTCGATGGGGGGGGTGGCAAACCTGTACAGAACAGTTTAGGTCAATACAGGATCGTATAGGTGTTACGCGGTTTGTATAGGTAAGGTCGGGTATGTGGTGGTTTTACGCGGCTAGGCTCGGGTGGGTTCGGCTGCAATAGGTCAGGCGTGTACGGTATTGATTTGACCCGGTCGAGTGCAGATCGGCGCGGTCGTCACAGGGCATTCTGTTGCCAGACTGGTGTGGTCGGTTCTCAACGTCGCGCATGTGCGCCTGCATGGCGAGAAAGGCGAAGGCGAGTGCCCATGCGAGCGCCCACGTAGGCAGTTCGCTGATAACGCGTATCACTTGCTGGCCTCCTGTTTGTTCCATCGGCAGCCCGCACACTTCGGGTCGACAGTGTGCTCGCTGTATTGGCAATCCTCGCTCATGACGTGCTCGACCTCGATGTAACGGGTCGTGCGGTGGAAAGTGCCCCACCCCTGATCTACCGCCTCCTCGTACCCGTCCTGAGCAAAGTAGGGCGGGGCGCTGGCGGGCCGGTCATAGCAGCCGTTGCGGGCGGGTGGTGCGCCGCGAACCGTGCCGACGGTGGGCACCACGCGCGCTGCGTGGCGCTGCGCGGCGATGACGGACGGGCGCGGCTCGCACTGCTCGCCGCATAGCACGCAATGCAGGGTCGAGCCGAACAGGCGTAGCGGCGTACCCGCGCCGTGCGACGGGCATTGCCATGCGCTACGGTCCTCGACCGGCACGATGGGTGGCGGCAGGGTCACTTGCTCCATTTCGCACGCTCCTCCTCACGTTCTTTCGCGCGCTGCGCGGACCATTCCCGCGCCCGGCTTACGCCGACCCGGTACATGCACATGACGTTGTGGAACAAGGGCGCTTGGATAATGCTGTCGTACAGCTCGCCCTTGCCGGTCATCACGCCCTGCTTGACCTTGCAGCGCTTCGTCGCGAATTCGTTATAGGCATACTCGCTGCCCCAGTAGTCCTGAGCACGCTTGCTCAACTCGTCCCAATGGACGTAGAGCGCGCGATTCACTTCTTCCGTGTCGGGCATGTCGCACACACGAATCCATGCCGGGTGCTTGCGGCAAAACTCGGCGGCATGCGCGCTTGCCTGCTCTATCGTGAAATATTCGCCCGTGTTGACGCGTTCCGTGCTCACGCGGCCTCCTTTGCAGGCGCGCTGGCGTGCGTGGCGGCCTCGTGCGCGTCGAGCAGCGCGCGCATGACTGATACCGGCACCATCATCTGAACTGCGCCACTATCGGAGCACTCGCGGATGCGCGCGGCCCACATGCTCTGTGTGTCGCCGAAAAGGTCGCTTACGGCGGCCGTGACATTGCGCACGACCTTGGACGGCAGCGCGCGCGTGAGGCTCGCGCCGGTCAGCTTCGCGCCGCCTTCTGACTCGATGCGGGCGGCGAGCTTCGCGCCAGCCTTGTCGCCGTGCTTGCGGATGGCGTCCAGTGCGACCTTGACCGATACCTTGTCGGCTTCGAGCAGGCGTTGCACGTCCGAATCGGCGTTCGCGAGCATCAGGTTTTGCTCGACGAAACTCGCCGACTTGAACGCGCGTGCGGCGATCTGCGCGACCGACCAACCGAACGCGACGCGGCGCTTGTAGATGCGGCCCTGTTCGAGGCGCGTCAGGTGCAACTGGCTCGCGCTATTCAGGACTTCAAAATCGCGGTCCTCGTCGTTGCCGTTGAACTGCTCGACCGGAACGAGCAGGATTTCAAGGCCCTCGGCGATCAGTTCCATGTACGCGGTCAGGCGGCAGTGGCCCTCGACGACATAGATGGTGTCGCCGGACACGCGTACCTTCATTGCGGGCATGACCGTACCCGCACGAATCGCGACCTTCATTTGGTCGATGTGCGCGCGAGTGCGCTCGCTCATGTTGACCATGTCGCGCGCGTTGAAGCCCGGTTCAATGCGGATCGCGCGCGGGTCCAGCATGTAGTGCGTGACCTTTTTGATGCCGATGGCGTCCTGAGACTTGTCCTCGGCGATCTTCTTCAGGCTGACGAGATTGGTTTCGCGCAGTTTCATGCTGCCTCCGTTGCGAGCACGCGGCGATTGCCGCTCGAATCCATCGCGCTGACGACCCCATGCGATTCGAGCGAATCGAGCAGTCGCGCGGCGCGGTTATAGCCGATGCGCAAATGGCGTTGCACGAGTGAGATAGACGCGCGCTCGTTCTCGATCACGATCTGCCGGGCCTTGCCGTACAGTTCATCGTCGCTGTCATCGGCTGCGTCGGCGATATCGTGTTCCGGCTCGCGCTCGCCGCCAAGCGATTCGACCAGTTCGCCGACCATCTGCGCGAGCGTGCCCGCCATCAGCAGGAAATCAGACGCGAACGAATCCTCGTCGGCCTTGTCGGCGGCCTCGCCCTTGAGCACGTCGAGCGCCTTCACGCGCTTGATGGTTCCCTTGCCTGCGAGCACGAACGAAACCTTGTCATCCCACGTCAGCGCGAGGCTCGACACGCGCTGGCCTGCCTCAAGCTGGCGCTTGGCGTCGTCGCCCTCGACGGGCGTATTCGAATACTTAATGTTGCCGCCGTGCGTCGTCACGAAAACGGCGTCGCTGTCGATGGTGAGAAACGAGGGCGGTTCGTCGAGCAGCCATTTCGACATGGCCGCGCTCGGCGCGGTATTGGTTGCGAGCGGATGCAGCTTGACGGGCACTTCAATCGCGCGCAGCAGCGCGCCAATGAAATCGTCGGCGATGGCCGTAGATGCCGTGTCGATCACGAGCAGGCCCGCCTTGGGCGAAATCCATGCGTGCGTGGTGCGGCTTGTCTTGAACGCCTGCGGCAAGAGCGCGTCGATGGACTGCTCTTTGAGTTCCTTCAGCATCTTGCGGCCGGGCTTGTGTCCGTATTCCTTCTCATACTCCGCCGCGCGGCGCGCCACTTCCTCTTTCACGACCGAGCCGGGCAGGTTGCGCTTTTGCGTGCGCAGTGCGATCAGGAATTCGCCGTTGACCGCATAGACGTGCGGGCTATCGGGGCGCGGCGTGACAAAGCCGACTGACTTTTCCTGAAGGTCCGTGCAGGGCGAGAATGCGGCTTTCGCGAGCTTGTCGGAAAGCGTCTGTGCATCTATGGCGAAGTCGGTCAGTTTGAACAGCGTGAGGTTCTTGAACCACATGATGATGTTGTTATCCGTTGTCGGTAAAAGGGGAGGGCGCGCCCGCGAGCGGGCGGCCTTGAATCAATAAGGGGTGTCGACTCCAAGCTCGTCGGCAGCCTCGGCTACAAACTCACGGCCTTCTCGGCGCGCCTGCCGGACCAGCAGCTTTTCGCGGAACTCCTCGACCATGCAATCGAACTTCCAGAGGTCTGCCACCAACTCCGCGATGTAGTCATCGTCACGCATGACGCGCTGCCGGTAGAAGTGCAGGTTGATGGATTCAAGCGCCGGGCAGTACACGCAGAAGTCCCACCACTTGCGACCGGAGAGCCAGAGGTTTCCCTGAATCTGATCCATGTACTTCGACGGGTCATCGTCGATATAGACGGCTTCCAGTTCCTTCGGCCCGATGAGGCACTTGTATTCCGCGCCGCCCGGCCCCAGTCGCGGGCACTCGATCCAGCCGTCAGCGCTCGCACCAAACTTTCGGTCGTCGGTCAGGATGATCCCGACCGGCTTGACGCGCAGGCCGATTTCAGACGTGTGCAGAATCCGCGCGTCGTCTTCGAGAAGCTGACCGCGCTTCATCTGCCACGTCTCCGGTGCATCGTCATCGAGCGGCACGCCGCTAATGCGCTCGATGGCGAGCCGAAATGCAAGGTGCCGGGCGGTATCGCTCGGCGTGCGGCCGTCGCGTGCCAGCGTGCGGGCGATCCGGTAATTGCTCGCCGTGGTGACGCCCGCACGCGCGGCAAGCCATTCCGGCGTGCCCTGTTGGCATTCGACGACAATCACAGATCGTCTCCGCCTGCCGGTTTGCCGCCCGCGTCCCGTTGCTCGGCTTCGAGTTCGTCTTGCCGCTGGTTGTAATAGGCCGAGTACTTCGCCTTCTCGTCTTTCGGCAGGCCCGCCATGATCTTGCCCAGTTCTCCGAGCGTCTTGGCATCCTTCAGACCCTTGTGGACGGCAACGCCGACGGCCGCGCTCGATCCGCCACCGGCGCCCGGCTCTTGGCCGTCCTCGTCGAGGTCGTCATCGGCCGCTACGCCAAGCAACGCGCTCACGACGTAACGGCGCAGGTACGTGATAGTCGCGCCGAAGTCCTTGATTTCGCCGCCGATGCGATTCACGTCCATATCCGACTCGATACGCGCGCCCGTCTTGTGCGCGAGGATCGTTCGGATATGCACACCGCCCGTCGTGTGCGTCGTCACGAGCGAGAGCAGGGCGAAGCCGTTTTTCGACAGGTGCGGCGTCGTCTTGCTGCGGATTTCTTCGAGGTCCGCGTACTTGAATTTGTAGGCGCGCTTCGATTGGTCTTTCGGTTGAACCGTGACCTCGCGGTTTTTGACGATAGGATCGAACCCGCCTTGCGCGAGCGCGAGGGCTGCGAACATTTCGCCAAGGTTCGCCGGGTTGCCGCCGTCGAACAGGTTCATGTCTGCGACGGTCGGCTTCTGCGCAATAACTTCGGGCGGGAGTGTGGTCGGTGCGTTCATGGCTTACTCTCCCTTGGCTGCGTCGATGGCGACGTGGATGCGGTGGCGCAGGTCCATGTCGGTGACGTGCGGCGCGGCCTCAACGAGCAGCGAGAGCAACAATTCGGCGTGCGCTTCGGCGCGCTCGCGGGCGATGCGCGCGGCTTCATCGCGCTCGTGCTGGATGCGTTCGGCCTCCTCGCGGGCCTCGCGCTCTTTGCGCTCCGCGGCCTCCTTCGCTTCGCGCTCGGCGCGTTCTGCGGCCTCCTGTGCAGCCTGCTCGTTGCGTTGCTTTTGCGCGCGGAACACCGCCAGTTCTTCAGCATCCTTCGCCGCTTCGAGCATCGTCGAGAGGTTCGAGCGCGCGCCTTCGATGGCTTCGCGTGCTTCCGTCTCGAACTCCGCGAACTCGTTGAGTGCGACGGCGTCGAGCTTGCCAATCGTGCGCTCGATCTGCGCTGCGGGCAGGCCGATGCAGGTCGTCGGCGCGAGGCGGATATTGTTGATGCGCTCGCGCAGCTTCTCGACGCGCTCGCGCTCGGCAGCTTCAGCGGCGGCGGTGCGGTCACGCTCGGCCTGCTCGGCGGCGGCCTTGGCCTGAAGCGTCGCCAACTCCTCGCGCGCCTTGGCGTTCGTCAGGTGCGTCTTGAGCGTTTCGATACCGGCGCGCACGGCGTCTTGTGCCGCGGGCATGTACTCCTCCCAGTCGCGGCGCGTGAGGTATTCGAACGAATCCAGTTCGCGGATTTGCGCCTCGATATCAGCCGACGGCGCGCTCATAAACTGCTCGGGCAGCTTTTGCAGCTTCGTGAGTTCGCCCTGATGCGTCTCGATGCGGCGGCTTTCGGCGACGGCTTTCTCATTCTTGATGCGGTCGAGTTCTTTTTGCTGAACGTCGACCTGCTCTTTGATCGGGTCGCGCAGTGCGAGGATGGCCGCGGTCGCATGGTCGCGCTGCTCGCGGGCCAGCTTCGTCATGGTCTGAATCGGCGCGTTCCATTCCGTATAGGCTTCCTCCAAGCTGGTTTTCAGCTTGGTCAGGCGGCTCACAGTCGCCTTGGCCTCTTTCATTCCGGCCGGGTCTTTCACGTCGAACACTGCGCCGCCATACGTGTTTTGCAGCAGCGCGAGCATTTCGCCAGTCATGCCAAGCGCGAACGGCGTGATGGTCGCGATGGCGTCGCCTTTCTCGCCCTTGGGCGCGGCGTCGAGGATTTCGCTGATCTTGAGGGTTTCGCGCTGCTCGCTCGATAGAACAATCGAGCCTTCGAGGATGGCGTCGATATCGACCGAGGACACAACAGCCGGCTCGGCGGCGGGATGTTCGAGCAGAGCGATAGGGGTGGGTGCGTTCATATTATGCGTGGCCTAAAAGTGGTGGGTTTGTGCTGCATAAAAGAGGGGTTAGAGCGGGCGGACCGTAACCTTGCAAAGGCCGTGCTGTTCGAGTGCATCCATGAGCACGTCGATGGAGCACGCACCGATGGCGGGGTAGGACAGCGTCATCGAATCGGGGGTTTTGACGATCACTTGAAACGACTTCATGGCCCGGCTCCCGGTGGTTGGCGACGCCTCAAATATAGAAGTGTCTATGTCGAGACTATAGCGATTGCTTTCCCTCTGTGCAATAGAAATATCTATATTTCGGAGCGAGCGGGGCCGATGGATGGCGGATTACGCCTATGTTGCGGAGGCGCAACGCGCCGCGCGCCTATACAGGCATTTCGATTGCTCCCTTCCACGAAAAAAGACTTTTTCGGAATCAGAAATGATTTGCTTGCATGGAATGGTGTATTGCGACCACATAGCGAACAAATGTTCAAAGGTGGCGCGGGTTTGCGATCAGGCCCTTTCTTTTGTATTAAGTATGATGAAAGCTGGATTGCTATTTTTGGCCGGACTTGGGCGCTGTTTAGGGAAGGGAGTCCGCTTCTGTGGGCAAAAAAAGACCCGCCTAAGCGGGTCTGACATATGGAATACTGCTGCCTTACAAATTGTTACAGGTCAACCCTCCCGGTAGAGAAAAACTCCCAAGCAGTGCAATGCTTCGGCATCGGCTTGGCTGTAGATCTCGTCAGGGTAGCGGTTCTTGTCCGGGTTATCGTTAGAGAGGATCACATGACCGTCAGCGCGCCGATGTACCCGTTTAATCCGGGGGCCGTCGATAGTCTCAAAGGCGTAGATTTGGCCTGTCACGAGCCGGTCGCAGCCAGCGCTGCTGAAAAAGACCATGTCGCCGTGCTCGATGAATCGCGCCATGCCATCGCCATCGCCCAAGATGGCAAAGACGTGCTCGGGACTTGCCCCGATGCGCTCGAAGAAGCGTTGATCCCTGATAACAGGGCCTACCTTGGTCCGCACGTCGGCAATTACCGTCTGGCCCGGCGCGCCGCCGCCGCAACTGCCATCCGAGGCCAGAACTGTGACCTCGAATTCAATCACGCTGGTTTGCGTTCCGTCGTCAAGTACACGCCGGTATTCCCGCGCGCCCGGTTCCTTGTCGCCCAATCCGGTTTCAAGCCACAGGGGCACCACGCCAAGCGCCTTGGCGAGTGAGGCAATGCTGCCAGATGTATTGGATTTGCCCTTTTCCAGTGCGGAGATTGTTGGCTGCGTGAGGCCCACGCGGCGAGCAAGCTCTTTCTGAGAGATACCTAGCTCGGTTCGACGGGCGCTCACGCGCGCGCCGACCGAGTCTGCTGGTGCAGCCATTGGATGGCTCCTTCCTAATGTTGTTTTATAAGGATGCTTATCGCGACATAGACATCCTTATAGCACGCATATAGACAGAAAAAAAGGCGTCAGCGAACGAAAATTCTATACAAGCGTGGCGCGTCATCGCTACAAACGATAGAAATGCCGATTTTGTTACTTGAGTGACACAATAGATATGTTTATACTTCATTGGCCTTTCAACTGACCCTTGTAACCGAACATGCACACAAGTAAGACCATCAGCGCCTTGCGGACCAAGGCGAAGCTCACGCAGAAGCAGATAGCCAGCGCGCTTGGCTGTTCGCAGCCGCATGTGCATTACCTCGAACACGGTGATGTGAAGAAGCCGCGCACGTCGGCGGCTATGGTGGATGGCCTCAAGGCGCTGTGTGCAAAGCACGGCGTCCCGGTTGTGCAGTAAGGAAGGGGAAGGGCATGGCAGGCAACAAGAAACCACGCAAGAAATACAGTGGTCCTAAATTTTCTCCGGTAGTGCAGCGCGCAATTTCTTTCCTGAAGATTCAGCGCAATCACACGCTGAACGCACTCAACGCAAACTATGACGTGGTGCTCGACGACGATCAGCAGCGCGATATCGCCATTGCTTACGGCGTCGCGATTGACCGCATGTCGAAGGGTATGGGTGACGCCGAGGATTTGGGGCAACTCGGATTCATGGCGAACGTCTCGCGCGTGCTGTGCGAGCGCTCGACCGAAGAACTCGATTTCGGCAAGCAGTACGAGCCGGACATTATCGCGGCGCAGCAAGCCCTGATGCGCGCGCACTTTCGCAAGCGCGCGGGCAAGACGCTCGGATTCGATGCGGTCGGGCTTCAGGCTATCCGCCGCGCGTATCAAATCCATTCCGCACAAATGCAGGTAGCTGGTGCGGGCCATCTGATTTCGGCGAGCGCCGAGGTTACGCGCAGGCAGAGGGCTGGCGACGTGATGAACGAAGAGGAGGCGATGGCGGCCTGATGCGACGGGCCACGTAGCAGCGCACCAAGTTGTTTCGCGTGCCCGTTCGGGGAGCACGACTTATCGGATTATCTGTGATGAATCAAATAAAAAGCATCAACAGCGTTACCGGCCACAATTCGCTCGGCGCGGCCATTGGCCAGCGCACGTATCACCGCACCATTGCACGCCCGCTCACGAGCCGCGCGCGCGTGGTGGACGTATCGACCTGCTACACCATCGAGAAAATCGGTGCGACCTTGGGTCACGCGGACTTGCGTGAAACCATGATCGACGACGGCTTGCTGATGGCCGACGGAATGCCGTACCAACACTACCGCGACTGTGAATACCTCACGGTCGTCATGTCCGACGCGGGCACGTCTGAAGTGCTCGTGCTGCCGGAGGGCCAAGTCTGGCTTGCGCGCCGCTATCCGGCGACGAAAAAAGCTCGCAAACACGCACGCCGGTCCGCCCTGCAATGATCGCCTCGTCGCATCCGAACGCCATCGCGATGTATCGCGAGGAAACGTCGAAATCGACCGTTTACACCCACAAGCGTAGGCGTTGCGGATGCGGCAAGGTCGCAACCGCCATCGACCTTAAGCGCTACGGCAAGTGCGCCCGCTGCATCCGGGAAATCGCCAAGCCCAAGTCGTAACCCTTCCCATCCCATTCGAGAGAAAGCAACGTGTCGAAAATCACCGATTCGGCACGCGGGGAGACTTGCGCCCTGCGTTTGCCCGGAGTCTGCAACCGCGACCCTGAAACGACGGTATGGGCGCATGGAAATGACGTTGAGGGCGGTAAGGCCAAGGGCAAAAAGCTGCTGCGTTACGACCATATCGGCTGCTACGCCTGCTACTCCTGCCACATGGTTTTGGACGGTCAGGCGAAGCGCCCGGCGCATCTGGCGCTCGAACAGGTGCGCGAGGCGGAATTGCTCGCACGCGCGGAGTCCGCGCAGAAGTTGAAAGACAAGGGCCTGTGGCCGACCGACGAGCAGCTTGCGCGCAAGCCCGTCACGGCACACAAGCCCATCGAAAAGAAGATGACGGCCGCTGCCGCGCGCGCGATCGTCAAAAAGGTAACGCCACTCGAGGAGCGAGCACGCGAGGAGCGCAAACCGCGCCCGGCCTCGCGCCCGATGGCAACAGGAACGAGCATGAGCACACGCACCACCACTGAAAGCCGCTGGCCCAAGCGCAAGCGCAAGCTCCAGTCTGCAAACCGCCTGCAATCCCGCCCGTTCGGAGGGCGCTAGTGCATCACATGTTCGACACAGAGCACGCGCGCCTCTACGGTCTGGAGGAGGCCGTGCTCATCAATAACCTGAAATTCTGGATCGTGCGCAATCGGGCGAACGGTGAGAACTTTCGGGAGGACCGCACATGGTCCTACAACTCCATCAATGCGTTCTCGGAACAGTTCCCGTACCTGTCGCGCGACCGCATCCGTCGCACGCTCGCGAGCCTCATGAAGCAAGGCGTCATACAGTCCGGTAATTTCAACGAGCGCGCGACGGATCGCACGCTTTGGTATGCATTCGTGGACGAAGAAGCCTTTTTGCAGGACGTTCCCGAATTGGCGAAATCGCAAAATGGAAAGGGCAAAAGTGCAAATGCTCATGTGGCGAAATCGCCAAATGCAGGGGGCGATTCCGCCGCATCTCTAACCACTACAGATGTAAACGCAAATAAGAAAGCAGATAGTGGGCGCGGCACGCGCCTGACGAAAGACTGGGAACTGTCTGCCGAAGCGATTCAGCGAACCGTCGCAGTGACCGAAACCTACGCGGCAAACCTTGACGAGTGGGCTGGCGGCGCATGGTCGATCCAGCATGTGATTTTCGAGGCCGAGAAGTTCCGCGATTACTGGACCGCGAAGTCCGGCAAGGATGCGACGAAAACTGACTGGCCTGCGACATGGCGAAACTGGGTGCGCAATGCCGGACCGATGCGCGCCGCGCGCAAGGGCGGGGCTGGCGGCGGAAACTGGCGTGCGTCTGACGAGGCGGCGCTTGCCAAGGCCAATGAGGTCGGCGTGGGGCGCGCGCACCCGAGCGAGAGCCGCGATGCGTGGCACGCTCGCATTCAGGCTGCCATCGAAAACGGCGGCGCGCCGCCCGTTCCGCGCCCGCAAGCCGTCACCCCGCTCGACCCCATCCCTGTACCTGGCCCCGTGCCGCCCGCGGATGCGCCGCGTACCGGCCCGTCCGACGCATCACGCTCGGCAATGGCTGGCGTGAAAGACCTGCTCAAAAAACAGTCCTTTGGAGGAGCGCCCGCATGATCCTGCCGCCTATCAAGCTCGATGAGGAGGTCGACAACGTCGTCAAGCTCAGGACGCCGTTCAAGGCACCTGTTCCAGAGGAGCGCTATCTCGTCGCGCCGGTCGCCGAGTGTCAGCACTTCAACGGTCCGTTTCTCGTGGATGACACGCTCGCAGAGGTCACATGCGGGAGGTGCAAGCAGAAGCTCAACCCCATGTGGGTGCTCAAGCAGCTCGTGCAGAAGGAGAACCGATGGCACGCGCACTTTGCGCGGTATCAGGAGGAAATGAAGCGCCTCGCCGAGCGCAGTCGGACCAAGTGCCGACACTGCGGGGAAATGACCCCCATCAGCCACAAATAAGGAGCCGCACCATGAACCATCGCCGCATTGTTTGCTGGCTGGCTATCGACCCTTGCGCCCTCGTTGCCGCGAAGCTCGCCATACGCGAGAACGATGCGCAAGCGAATCCGCTGCCGCTCGTCGTCGTCGCGCATCGCCTTTTCGGGGATGAGTTCATCGAGCAGGCGGCGCGCTATCTCGGCGTTCCGGTCATTTCCGCCTCGTCGGCGAAATGGCTCTCTTTCGACATGCCGGGCGACGTGCATGTATGGGGCGTGCCGGTCGAGGAGCAGCGCGCGCACGCGGACATTCAATCGGCGTTCCCATCGCGCTCGTTTGCAAGCGTGCTTGCCGACCGTGCATTGCGCCGAGAGGATTGCATTGAACTGGCGCGCCGCGCCGGGTTCACGTTTGCGCCATCGCCCTATGCCAACGCGCCGAGGGCCGCAGCATGACCCGCAAGTACGCTATTGGCGAAATCCTGATCTTTCAAAAGGCCCGGCACGAGCCGGAGCGTAACGGCATGGAATGCCTCGTGATGCAGTACCGCGACGTATCGGTTGACCCGGTCGCGATGGGCTACGAGCACGGCACGTTCTATGGCATCGAGTTCGAGGATGGTGCACGCCGCTCGGCGCTCGAATATCAATTGCGCCGCCGCGACGAGCCGCCGCCTGTCGATGGCATCGAGCGCGACGCACGACTGACAGGCGAGGTATCAGCGTGAGCGACGCGGCCCCGTGCGAGCGCTGCCAGACGTTCTCTGGCCTCTACTGGAAACAGAACCGATGCTGCACCGTGCGCATGCTCGCGAACAGCCCGAAACCGCATCGCGTGGCGGCCATGAATAAGGTGCGCGCCGAGCAGGGAATCGAGGCGGCCGAAAAGCTGAAAGCCGATATCGCCGCGGAATACCATCGGCGAATTGCCTATATGGCGGCGCGTAAAAGCCAATGACCGGCGCTCAATCAGCGCTTTATTTTTACTCTGAAATATAGAGATTTCTATAAATGGACGATAACCGAGAACGACTATTGCGCGAGCGCATTGCCAAGCTCGAATCGACGCTGACGTTTTACGACCGACGATTCAACACCAACGCCGCCGACGAGGAGCGCAAGCGCCTTGCTGCGCTTGAGTCTGCGCTTGATGACGTGCTTTGCTCGCATCCAACGGATGACCCGGCGATGATCCTCGTCAAGGCCGGTTTGTCGCCTGAGCGAGGGGCGGAAATTCTCATTCTCCTAAACAAAAAATTCGCCACCTGAAATAGAAGTCTCTATATAATCCACGGCAACAAATAGATATTTCATTTGGGGTTCGTGGATGGCGAAAGGCGGGAAAAAGAAAGGCTCGAAAGGCGTGGTTCGCTGGTCCGCGGCGCAGCTTGCCGCGTATCTCGCGAACCGGCCGGGCGCAACCTCGACGACGGTTGCCGGTGGTGCGGTTGCGCCCGCCGAGCCTGCCGACGACGTGCCCGCGCGCCGCGGCAAGTACAACGCCAAGCCTACCTACGTCGGCACCATCAAATTCGACTCCAAGCGCGAGGCGGCGCGCTATCAGGAATTGCGCCGCATGGAACTGGCGGGCCTGATCCGTGACCTGCGCTTGCAGGTCGTGTTCGTGCTCGCGCCCGCAGTCGATATCGGTGAGGCGCGGAAGAAGCCCGCGCTGCGCTACATCGCTGACTTCGCCTATGTCGAGGGCGCAACCGGCGAGCAGGTCGTCGAGGACGCCAAGGGCTTTCGCACGCGCTCCTACCGCGACAAGAAGCACCTCATGAAGTCTGTCCACAACATCATCATCCGCGAGGTCTGAGCCGTGGAAATACTGCTCACCAAGGCCGCGGACGGGACGTTGCGCCCGCTCGACGAGGCTCAAGCCGACCTGCTCAAGCGCTATGCGACCGACACGCTCATTCGATGCGAGGTCAAGCAGGTCCGCAATCCGCGCTTTCACCGCAAGTTCTTCGCGCTGCTCACGCTCGGTTTCGAGTCGTGGGAGCCGCCCATTCTCGAATACAAGGGCTTCGAGGTTCAAAAGGACTTCGAGCACTTCCGCGAGGACGTGACCATCGCGGCCGGGTTCTACGTCGTCACGACCAACCTGCACGGCAGCGTGCGCCTGCGCGCACAAAGCATCAGCTTCGCCTCCATGAAACAGGACGAGTTCGAGCGGCTTTACAACGCCGTCGCGAATGTCCTGCTGCAAAAGGTTCTCACGCGCTACACGCGGGCGGACCTCGACCAAGTCATCAATCGCGTACTGGGATTCTGCTCATGAAAGTTTCCAAAAATCTCCCCAAGGGCTACGGCACGAGCGCGAGCCGGAAGAAGCCGGAAATGACGGAAGGGCAGCGCGACAAGCTCGTTCGTGAATCGCTCCGGCGCTTCAAGCGCGACCCACGCAAGCCGGACGACCTTGAAAAGCTCCGCTACAACCTGATCGTTGCGCGCGTCATGGCAGGGCTGACCGCCGTTGAGGCCGCGCAGAAGCTCGGTTACGCGAACAGCACGCAGCTGAGCCTGATCGAGTCCGGCGAGCGCAAGACGCCCGACAGCTATCGCTTCCTCATGGATTGCGCGCGCGTCTATTCGTGCTCGGTCGACTTCCTGCTCGGCCTCACGCCGCACGTTGATGAGTCCGCCCGCGTGGCGCACGAGCACGCGATGGCGCGCGGCATCGAGGACATAGGGCAGGGCATCGCATCCATCCTCACGACCGCCATCGTCAAGTACACGGAACAGGCGCATCCCGTCGCCAGCGAATACCAGCGGATGCTCACGGCCGTCGAGCGCGTCGATCAAGCCGTGTCCGTCATGCGCGACCGATTTGGATTCGATGACGTGCCCGGCAGCGCGCCGGTGCTCGCCGCCGTAGAGCAGCTATCCGCATTCGCCGAGCCGATCCGCGACAAGCTCAGGCACTTCCAGAACGTAGAGGCGTACATCGACGACGTGAAGCAGGGCCGCATGCCCGCAATCACGTACCTGTCCGAGCGCCACGCGCAATTCAAGATGGCTTTCTAAGGAAACGAAATGGCAACACGCAGTAAAGCGCCGGTCGCGGCTTCCGGGCGGCGCGCAGGCAAGACGACCGCGCAGAAAGAGGAAATCGCGCAGGCGAACGCCAAGGGGCAGACGGTCGAGGTTCGCGGCCCCGGTGGCTCGACCATTCACGAGCCGGGCAAAGCGCCGCGCAAGGTCGCGCGCAAGGCCCCGGCCGACAAGCCGCAAGCCAAGGGCGCACCCGCGGCCAAGAAACCCGCCAGAAAGGCCGACAAGGCTCCGTCCAATGGAAAGGTAGCCGCCGATGGGAAGTTGCTACCTAAAGCGCCCGATACGGTCGCCACGCCGGAGGTAAAGCGCCCGGTCGGTCGCCCGTCTGTCTACCGCCCTGAGTTCTGCGACGCCCTGATTGCGTTCTTCCGTATTGAGGTAGAGCGCACTGAGGCGGTGGTTGTGCCTGATCCGTCGAGCGAGGGCGGCACCAAAACCGAAATGGTCAAGGTGCTCAACACCTTCCCGACGCTCGAACGATTCGCCGACTCCATCGACGTGACCCGCCAGACGCTTTACGACTGGGCACACGCGACGGTAGATACACCGGATGGCCCCACCCTTCGGCACCCGGAATTTTCTTACGCCTACGCGCGCGCGCGCGACCTCCAAGCTGCATTGCTTCAGGAGGGCGGTATGGCGGGCGCTTACGAGTCCCGTTTCGCCACGCTCGCGACGAAGAACCTGATCGGCTGGCGCGACCAAATCGAGCAGGTCGTGGATCAAACCATTACGGCGGTCAACACGACCGACCTCGACGCGATCTATGAAAAGGCGCGCGAGCGTTCCAAGCAGGCGGAGGAGGAGGCGAAGGCCCGCGCCGCAGCAGCAGGCGTTGAGGGCATGGAAAACGGCGGAGTGGGCGCGTAATGGCGAGTAGGCGCACGCTGCTGCAAGACCCGCGCTACCTCTCGTTCGTCGAGCGGTATGCGGATGACTGCACGCGCTTTGCCATCGAGGTATGCGGGCTGAAAGCGCCGACGCATCATCAGATCCAGATGTTTGACAGCGTGAGCAAGCAAGGCTCGCGCACGTCCGTATCGTCCGGTCACGGCACGGGCAAAACGTCCGGCTTTGCCATCATCGCCTTGTGGCACCTGCTCTGCTACTACCTCTCCAACACGATCCTGACCGCGCCGAAAATCTCGACCGTGTCGGATGGCGTGTGGAAAGAATTCGCCGACCTCTCGACGAAGATATCGAACGGCCCGCAGTCGTGGATATGGGAGTACTTCGTCATCGAGTCCGAGCGCGTATATGTGCGCGGCTACAAGCTGAACTGGTTCGTCATCGCCAAGTCCGCGCCGCGCGGCAGCCCGGAAAACCTCGCGGGCGCGCACCGTGACTGGCTTCTGTGGCTCGCGGACGAGGCGTCGGGCATTCCAGACGACAACTTCGGCGTTATCACCGGCTCGCTGACCGACGAGCGCAACCGCATGTGTCTGGCGTCGCAGCCGACGCGCTCAAGCGGCTTCTTTTACGAAACACACCACGCCCTCTCGCGCGCAGAGGGCGGGCCGTGGAACAACCTCGTATTCAACTCCGAATTCTCACCCATCGTTTCGGCCAAGTTCATCGCCGAAAAGAAGCTGCAATACACGGAGGAGGAGTATCAGATCAAGGTGCAGGGCCGGTTCCCGGAGAACTCGTCGAAGTACCTTGTGGGGCCGCAGGCCATCGAGGCATGCGTCGGGCGCACGGTCATCAAGCCGGACGAGCACTGGGGCTGGTTGCTCCCGGTGGACGTGGGCGGCGGCGGATGGCGCGACGAAACGGTTATGCCTGCGCTGCACGTCATCGGCCGCGGCGAGTACGGGATGGACGCACGGCGCGCGCAGCTTATCAGCGTGCCGCTGCACTCCAACACGCAAGACCCGGCGCAGCTGCACGGCGTCATCGTTCATGCCGCGCGCGAGCGCAGCAATGCAACGGCCATGATCGACGCGGGCGGTATGGGCCTGATCGTCTGCAAACAGCTTGACCTCGACGGCTTCAGCCAATACCGCAAGGTGAACTGGGGCAATCCCAACTTCGCCAAGGAATACAAGGACCGCTACGTGAACCAGCGCGCGCAGGCGTGCTGCGGCTTCGCTCGCGCCATTACCGAGGGCCGCTTCGGCATCAATCCCGACGTGCCGAAGTCGTTCGTCAAAAAGCTCGTCAAGCAGGGATCGCGAATTCCTTATTTTTGGGACGAGAAGGCGCGCCGCCAGATCATGAAAAAGGAGGACATGCGCGAGAAAGAAAACCTCCCGTCGCCTGACGTGTTCGATGCGCTCTCGTTCGCCTTTCTGGAGGACGCGCATTACTCCCTCGCCGAGGAAACCGTCGTCGATGCGGGCGACCAAAAGGAAATCGCGCGGCAAGCCCTGCTCGCGTCAATGGGACTTACCGCTTAGGAAAACGCAATGGATTCGATGCAGGAACCGCCCCCGACAATCATCACTCGGGAACAGGCAGCAGAGCAGGGCCTTACACGCTACTTCACTGGCGAGGCGTGCCGTAACGGGCACATAGCGGAGCGCAACACAAAAAGCCGTAGGTGCGTGGAGTGCGAGCGGCGGCGCGCGTATGCGAGCTACAAGAAGGCCATGCAGACGGACCCGGCCGCGCGGCGCGCCGCCATCGCAGCATCAGTGAAACGGCATTACCAGCGGCACGCCGCGGAAATCCTCGCGAAGAAAAAGAAGTACTACGAGGAGAACGCGGAGGCCATCAAGAAACGGATGCGCGATTACCGCGCCGCCAAGAACCAGCAGTAACTCATCGGAACCATAGACATGCACCTGATTCGCAAGACCGTCATCAAGCCGCGTGGCCGTCAGTGCCCGCGCACCAAACGCTGGACCGTCACTTTCCCCGACGTGCCGGAGGCGAGGGGCGAATGCTCGACGCTCGACGGCGCATTGGATGCGGCGCACGCGGCGCGCGAGAGCCAGCGTCCGATTCCGCGCCATCTGTCGGTGGGAGGTGAGGCATGAAAGTGCTGCAACTGACTGCGCTCGACGGCAGCAAGTGGAATATCCCGGTCGAGGTCATCGCGCGCAACTGCGCCGACTACTACGCGCCAATCGACTTCGGCGGCGACGCTGACGCGGCACTGAGCGGGATTCTTGCGCAGTTCGAGAAAGACCCGTCCGAGGCTGCCGAATGGGCGTCGAACAACATGAACTGGTCGGACGTGAAGGAGCGCGCCGTGTGCGTGTCCGGCCCGGAGCCGATCAACATGGAGGATAGCTGGATGGAGGGCGAAAAGCGCGTCGTCGATGTGCCGGACGCACCCGCTGAGTGCGGCGAATCCGACGCTACGCCTCTCCGCTGGTATCAGCGCGGTGCGCTCTCAATCGCCAATGCTGATGCGCTCAAACCGTCTCTGGTCATTCGTGCAGTGGCGGAGCAACCTCGCGTGCTGTTTTCGATTCGCGCAGACGGTCGCGTGGAGCTGGGCGACGATGTGACGCCCGATGAGGCGGCGCGCGCGTTTTGGGACAACGTGCGGCTGATGGGTGCGCGCATGGGGATCGCCGTCGGTGCGCAGGACGATGCGGCCGGGAAGGTGCGTGCGCTTGAGGCTGGCAATCGACCGCTGGTAGCGGAGACGCAATCGTGAGCGGCCGCCCGAACAAGGAGGGCATCGCGGGCGTGCTCGCGCATGTGCGCCGTGCGAACGCCCTGCGCGAGGAACAGGCCGATCTTGAGCAGGCCGTCAAGGCCGCGGAGGAGCGACTAAAGACTGTACGTGAGCAAATCGGGAAGGCTGATGCGCTGAAACTCAAAGCGATGGCGCAAATGGACGTGCTGCATTCCGGCAACTTCGGATTCGAGCAGCGGCTTACGGCCTTTCTCGGCGAACTGATCCGGCAGGCGGAGCAAAAAGACGTGGCAGTGGCAAACAAGGGAGAGGCGGAATGATGGGCTTTGCATTGGTACTCGCGTTGAACTTCGGCATTAGCTGGCTCAACTGTTGGTCGGTCGGCGGCATCTGGCAGGAATCGAAGGCTTTGGGCGGATGGATTCGTCTCGTGGCGTGGTGCGCCGCGGCGCAGTCCGCGATTGGCTTCAGCAGCGTGATTGGCTTCGTCGCGGGCTATGCGCTATACGCAACCGGGCATCTGCCGCCAGCGGCAGCGCGCTCGGCGGCCTCGCTCTGGTATCTGGTCGTGATTGTCCCGGCCATCGGAACGGGCCTCGTGCTCACGATCCAGTCGTGGATTGTCGCGTTCCGCACGCGTCGCATTCTGGACATGGGCATTGCCGCATACAACACGTTCGCGCAGGTCAAGAACATGGTCGACGCGGTCAGCGGAATCGGCGAGGCGTTCTCCGTTGTGGGCGACCTGTTCAAGTCCGATAGCAAAGACGACGACGGCGGCGCAATCGTGATGCTCGTGATTGGACTCGTGGCGTTCGCGCTGGCTGGTGGCGTCATCCTGACCGCGGTTCTCATTCGCCGCTACTCGGGCCGCCTGTCGCTGCCTGCGCGGGCCGCTGCTGCATAACAAGGGGTAAGGTCGCGGCATCCGCCAGAGGCCCGTCTAGGCGCTTAAATTCAACGGAGAACCATATGCGCAAACTGTTCAATCACTCGACGTACTGGGCGCTCACCATCGGCGTCACTCTCGCAATGGTCGAGGCCATCGCGCTCGGCTCGCGCTGGCTGTTCGACACGCTCGGCGGCAAGCTGACGATGGTGGGCTTTTGGTCGGCAGTCGCTGCCGCGTTCGTGTACAACGTGGCGCGCACCTATCGCAGCGCGGAGGCTGACGAGCACATTCGCGGCAAGCTCGGCGCGCTCGGGCGCATCTGCGGCATGTTGCTGTGCTGGCGCACCGTGCTTATGGCCGTGCTCGCGTTCTTCGCATGGTTCGCATGGCGCGATATCGGCTCGTATCACGAGGCGCATTCATGGGCGGTTCCTGACGCGCTGCTCGTGCTCGGCTTTCTCGTCTGCCTCGCCGCGCTGGCTTTTCTGGCGGGGCGCGAGTCGCGCAACCGCGCTGTCAGCGACCTGCGCGGCCTGATTGCCAAGGCGCAGGCGGAGTATGGAGCGCTTGCTGCGCATCACGGCTCGATGGTCGCGCAACTGGGCGGCGCGAGCGAGTCGACCGCGTGCGGGCGACAGGACGCCAATGCGGAATTGTCGAGTGCCGACTTGCTGGCGGCTTCGCAGCAATTCGCCGCGCAGGCGTGATGAGGGCGCGACCATGACGACACGCACGCTGATCGTTCTCGGTCCGGCCGCACTTGGCGCTGCCATCGCACGCAGTCTGGCCGATGGCTCGGTCATCGTGACTGCGGATGACTTCGGGCGCGTGCGCGAGAGGTACGCCGAGCCGGTCAAGGTAGAGGCGCGCGACTACGACTACGAGCGGGAAAGCGAGGTCGCGCACTTGCGGCGCGAGAACAGGTGGCGAGAGCGTCGCAATAACGCCCACATCAACACGCGCATCAAGGCACAGCAGCGCGGCGCTCGATAGCTCACATGGATGGTTCAAAAAGGCCCGGCTCATTTGAGTCGGGCTTTTCATTTTGAGCCGGTCGTGTCATAGTCGCTCATTAAGGTGTACCCAAATGAACCGACCCGCGAGGAGCCAGTATGTCGGAGCAAACTTTCGAAGTGTCAAAGCGGCTGGAGAAGGCCGGTGGCGGTTGGAACGTCAAGTTCTATCGCGACGGTATCGAGATGGGCGGCGGCGCGTTCCCTGCCGATCCGCATCGCGATCCCCATGCCGGCATGTACTGGTGGAACGGATTGGCCGAGTCCGATCGAGCAGAGTGGATGAAGCGTGCGGGCGATACAGGGAAGGCGGTCGATGCTTGGGCTGCGTATCTCGATAGCGAAGCCCACGCCGCCGCGCTCGGTGCCGGGGAGGAATGGGTAGGCGGCACGCTGGACGCTGGCGAGCTACGCGAGCGCGAACCGTTCGACGCTCTGCGGGAAAGGATCACCCAATTGATGCGCGATGCCGAAGCGCTTGGCCTGTCGTGCGCGTCTTTCTTCCGTTCGCCCGGCTCGGCGCGCGGGCCGGTTGCCTACGTCCTGATCGGCGAAACGGCCGAGGACGTCGAGCAGGCCCGCGCCGATAAGCGTTGATAGCGCGAGGATTCCATGACGATCAAGGTTGAAGTTGAAACGCTCCGCATGGTTATGCAGTTGAATCGCGATGCTATCGACATGAAGGTGCCGATGCTCGATGAATTCAAGCTGCACTTCATGCGCAATCGCAGGCGGATTCTGGAGAACTTCCGCTTACATGGGGTCGGCATGTCGATGGCGATGGATGCCCTAAGTTCCGACGACGGCAATGATGGCCTTGCGGAGCTGAAAGCAGAGGTTGCCCGGTATCAGGGTTGGGTGGATGACGAGATTGGCAAGCTTGATGCGATGAAGGAGGACTTGGAATGAAAGTCGCACGCGTCTACCTGCGCGTTAGCACCGAGCAGCAGGATATCGAGCGGCAGGAAGGCATCGTAGAGGGCGCGCGCGCCGCCGGCTACTACGTCGCGGGCGTGTACCGCGAGAAGGCTTCAGGCGCGAGCGTTGATCGTCCCGAACTGCAACGCATGATCGCGGACCTCCAGCCGGGCGAGGTGGTCATCGCGGAGAAGATCGACCGCATCAGCCGCCTGCCTCTGGCTGATGCCGAGCGCCTTGTCGCGTCGATCCGGGAGAAGGGCGCGCGCCTCGCCGTGCCGGGCATCGTCGACCTGACCGACCTAGCGGCCGATGCGCGCGGCGTCGCTAAGGTCGTGCTCGAATCGGTGCAGGACATGCTGCTGAAGGTCGCCCTGCAGGCGGCGCGCGATGACTACGAGGATCGGCGCGAGCGCCAGCGGCAGGGCATTGCGATTGCGAAGCGGGACGGGCGCTACGCCGGCCGTAAGCCGGACGAAGCGGTGCATCGGCGTGTGCTGGCGCTGTTGGCCGGCGGCCACGGTGTTTCTGACGCAGCCCGCCTTGCCGGGTGCAGCCCGGCGACCGTAAAGCGCGTGCGCGCAGCGGCGCAGAAGGTTGAATCGCCGTCCTAGGCGGCGCGGGTAGCGGGTAGTGTCAGGCGTCAGGGCGGCGGACGGGCGACCAGTCAACGGAACCAGCTTCGGCGAACTTCAGCCGGTCGCGCAATTCGGGGTGTGCGCCCGCCTGCATCAGCAGCGCCATACCGCCGAGTCGGCGCGCGTCCTCGTCGGTAATCTCGCACCCGTCGTTCGGCTCGGCGTGCGGCGGGATCGTGATGGCGACGCCTGCATTTAGTTCGCGGTCGAGGACGGCCTGTACGTCCTTGCGGAACACGGTGCACAGCGTCACCTGTTCGGTGTCCTCGTCGTAGAACACGATGGTCGCGCGTTGCGGTTTGCTCATGTCACATTCCTCTGCAAGTCTGGTATTTGTCGAAGGCCCGCTGCGAGCATAGCGCGTAGGTCCGTGGGTCTTTGTACATTGCGCCGGCCGCCGCGCACATTTCCATGTCGATTTCGTATCGCGCGAAGCACTGTTCTTCTTGGAACGGGTCCACGGCCGCCACGTTTAGTACGTCACCCAGTGGCGAATCATCCAGCGAGAACGGTGCAGCGTCGCCGAGCGGCGTGCCGTCAACCAGCCCGGACGCGGAATCGGCAAGGGTAGCGCCAGCCCCGCCTACGACGCTCTCCAAATAGCTTATCAGTTCGCCTGCCGACACGTCGCTCGGCGTGGCCCAACTTGGGAGAGGCTTGTCCACCGGCAGCGAGGCCACTCCCGGCACGCTGGCGAGCCTGCTGGCCCGCGGGAAAGGTGGGGTTGAGGGCTGACCACCAGACGCGCCGCCGCCGACCACATGGCGGCTGATTTCGACCGCAACGCGACCTTCTTCGATGGCGGACCTGAGCGCATCGAGCGGCGCGCCTTGGAGCGCGTCTAGGCCCAGTTGGCGCAGGTATTCCCGCGCGTTCGCCGTCAGGCCCTCGTACTTCGGCCAGTGCAGCATCAATTCGGATACGTCGCTGCGTTGACCGGCCGACAGGTTCGCGCCGGCGGAACCGCTCGCGCGGGTCAGCGTCGCGCGCTTTCCAGATCCTAATTCGATTGTCACAGAGGCCATTCGGGACGCTCCGCTGTTTCCGTCTGACGAATTTACCCCGTGAAGCGGGATGGCACAACCGAGCAAGCGCGATTGTGAAGTGGCGGGAGGGGGAGGAGTGTATGCGGCTCGGATTGATTCCGACGGATGCGGATCGTCGAGGGTGGCCGGTGCTGAATTCTTCCGGCATAGGGGCGCGGTGATTTTTTATCGTAGCCGCTTCGCTCGCGCTCGCGCGCGGTACAGCCTAGGACATTCGTCGCCGCCGGTTCGCTTCCATCCGCCGCACGTCAGCCCGTGCATTCACCCTCAAGCATGGCGACTTGCGTTCGGCCCTGCGCGCCGTGCTCCGCGCGCTCGCACCTACGGGCAATCGCCATGCGTGAAGATGTGAGAGTGGCCGGAGCTGATCCCGGCATTCCTTATCTAGATTTCCAATACCACACGGGGCGGATACCTCGGGCGGGCTAGGTCCGAACCTCCGGCCGACGGCCGGCGAATATGAAGCCCTGAGCACTAATCCGTTGCGCGCGCATCAGCCTGCGCATTCACCCTCAGAACGGCCGGCAGGATTCGAACCTACGCGCGTACCGGCCGATACCCGGAGATAGCAGCACGGGTGCTCCCGTGTGCGTGCTCCGCTCCCCATACGAGGGGCGCTCTACCTGACTGAGCTACGGCCGTTCTGAGAGTGCTTTCAGAGAGGCGGATAACGCGAACGTGCCGGGCGTCAGCGCATTGAAATGCCCGGCCCGTCCCCATGATGCGCTCATGGCCTAGCCGCCTCGCCTGAAAGCGTCGCCAGTATAACGGCGAAATATTGAAATGCCTATACATGCCGGGAAAAACATCGGCAATTTGCTAAGATGGCGGTCATGAAAGCTTCTGATTTATCTCACTCCCTCGCCGTGCTCGGGTGGTCGCAAGCCGAGTTCGCGCGCCGCCTTGGCGTCGATCCTACGACTGTTAGCCGATGGGTGTCCGGCCGCTCGAAATTTCCGAAGTGGGTCGGCGAATATCTGCGCCTCGCCGTGCTCGTGAAAACCGCGCTCGAATAATAAAGAATGGCGCTGCCCTTATGCAGGGGAGTGCCCGGAAGGCTATGCCGCGCTGGCGGCTATTCGTCGCGTTGCAGGCCGATACGATAGTTGCCCGGCCCGCGCGGAGCGCATTGCACATCGACCGGCACCGGAACCTTTTTGCCGCGCCAGTCGGCCTTTGCATAGATCACGCTCGCGCGCTGCCCGGCGCTCTCGCAGTCGGCGATGGCTGCTGAGACTTCCTGACGGCTCATGTAGCCGATTTCGTTGTTCTCGACTACCGGTTGGTGCCCGCACGCGGTCAGCGCGGCACAGGCCAGCATAGCGGCCGTAATGGTCGTTCTCATTGGTATTCCCTCGGTTGTGCCCGGTGGGCGGTGGTTATTCGTTGTCGGGTACGGTGTCGCCGAACTTGCTGGCGACGTAGACGCGCATCGCGGCTTCCAGCGCCGTAGCGCCCTCGATCCCATAGTTGACGCTCGGGTGCTCGGCTACCCAGTGCGGCGGCACAGGCTGGCCGTAAAGCGTCTCATCGTCGATCCAGCGGACGGATATGTGGCCGAGTTCAATGATCGGCCCGCCATCCACCCACGAGGACGACGGCAGGTAGTTCACGCGACGCGGCTGCGATTCAAACGCGGGCTTCACGAGCACGCGGCACACGTCATCGCTTCCGATAACCGGGTCCGTCAGTTCCCATCCGCGCGCAACCCAGTAATCGAGCATTGCGCCCGTCAGTTCAGATACCTGCATCGGGAACCTCCTCGCCGAATTTGGAAGCTACGTAGGCGCGCATCGCGGCGATGAGCGCGGTTTTTCCGCCGTAGGCAGCGATCGGGCCCGTTGCGCGCTCAACGTCTGCTGTCCATTCGCCGGACCCATCCTGCCACGCGTTTACCGTAATCCGCTCGCGATCGATAATCGGCCCGCCCTGCGACCAGACTTCCGATGGGCGGTAGTTCATCGCGTCGCGCGTGGCGATGGCGTGGTCTACGCCTTCCGCGCGAGCAACCCAGTAGTTGAGCGATGCGCCGCTCATTTCGGATACTTTCATGCCGCTACTTGCTCCTTGAACATGTCAATCGTGTGAGTGTCGAGCGTGCCAGCCGGGCCGCCGGTTTGTTCGGCGATGAGGATCTTCAAGTCTGCGTCGTCGTCGGCCCCGTAGGGCACGCAGTCGCCTGTCCATCCATCGCGCAGCTTATCTAGCCGGTCGAGCAGATCGATCGAGCCGGCGGTTGGCGGAATGTCACCATGCGTCACAGCCTCGCACGCATGCTCTTCCGCGACCTCGGCGGCGTGATTCTCGTCGTTTGCCATGACGGCAATCGTGAAGGTCATTTCGACCAGATACGGTTTCTTCATCAAGCGTCCTGAATCGTGAAATTGAATGCGGCATAGCGGGCGTTGCATCGCCACACCTCTTTGCCGTCCCTCATGAAATAGGCCCATCCATCGCGCACCGTCATTCGAGATTGAGGGAAGACTGCGCCATGCCCGTTCAAAATCGCCGCCATCGGGCTGCGCTCTTTACAGGTCGCCCAGTATTCGCCGTCCTTCAGCGGCGGCGTGTCGCGTTGATTACGTGCCATGTAGGTCATTCAATCCTTCTTCGTGTGATGCGGGAATGGAGCAACGGCGTAATCGCGCATGAAATACGGGCGCGCGGGGTGCCGCTTCTCCCAGTTCGCATTGCGCTTGATGTACGCATCCCAGTCCGCGTCAGTCGCGTCAGCGTCGAGCATGGCAGGGCGCTTTTCTTCGTAGTCGCGGCACTTCTGCGCGAACGCCTTGGCGTCGTCTTCGCTATCGAACGAGCAGACGATATCGCCGCCCTCGTATGACGTGTTGGCGAACACGCCGTAAATCCGCCGTCCTTTCGGCATGGTCACTCCTCGTCGTCAAACATGCTGCTCTGGCGCTCGACCGGTTCGAAAACCGTCCGTGCGGGCCTCACCTGAATCAGCGATTCGTACCCGCGTATGTCGCGCACGGTGATGTATGAGGGCGGGTAGTGGACATTGTGTCCGGTCAGCCGCCCGCCCTCGTAGACCGGCTCACGCTTCATTGCGCTGCATCCTTTACCGGCAGCAGGCCGCGCACCTTTGCGCATGCGGGGCAGTAGTCTTTCCCGCCGACGTGAATCCACCGTTCGTGCTGCGCCCGCTCGCGAGCACGCCATTTCTCAGGCGGCTTCACGCCAGTTACGCCGTTCGTCCATTGCGAGCAGTCGTCGCCATCACAAAACACGTCGGCGGTATAGACGATGCTCATGTCCGCTCCTTTGCGTGCTCGATGGCGGCTTGGGTCGCGCTGCGGATGCGCCCGGTCATGCCGTCATCGGTATCGTCCGCCAGATCGACTGCTTCGCCATCCGGCGCATAAAACTCTACCCATCCCGCGCCGCGTTCGAGGCACACGCGCAGCTCGTAGCCGTCGGGAAGGTCGCGCGCCGCCGTCTGCATGGCATCCTCGCCCGGATTGCCGCGCCGCTCGCGGTCGTGTTCAAGCAACGCGCGCGCAGCCCTATAGATGGCTTCGCTGTCCGTCGGGATGATGAACCCGTGGCGGATGAAAACCGCGCGAATGTTCCAGCGCTCGGCTGCTTCCGGCGTGGTGGCGGCGCGCATTTCAGCCTTGCACCGATAGCAATGCACGATGCCGCTCGCGCCGCCGACGTCGCCCGAACCGCAGGTAGGGCAGGGTTCCAGTTCTCTCACTTCGCCTCCTTCAGTGCGCGGATGCGCGCGGCTGCCTCGTTCGTGACGTTCGCCCAAAAGCTCGCTGGAACCCATTCGCGCCCGGCGCGGCGGTGGTCCGAGATTGCGGCGGCTGCTTCATCCAGTGCGCGTGCGCGCGTCTCTTTCAACTGTACTTCCAGCGTGCGAATCTGCGCCTGCAATACGGCCTCGCGGTCGAGCGCGGCTTGCGCCTTGACCCATTCACCATCGAACTCTGCGCTGGGCGTCACGCCTGTATCGCATTCATCGCATGCGCACCCGCGCACGTCGAACCGCTCGAACTCGAATCGCTTGCTCATGCTCCTCTCCCTGCCGGAGCGGGATTCAGCCCGGCGCGCGATACGAAGTCTGATACGAAAAGCTCCAGCTCGTGTACCTGCTCGCGAAGATTCTCCATCGTGTTGTGGGTGCAGATCGGGATGCCGCAGACGAGGTGCGAGAGTTCGTGCACCGGGCCGTCGTCCTCGATATCCGCGGGGATTCCGCGCAGCGATGCCGCGAACAGGCATGCGTGCAGGCAGTCCGCCCACCGACCTTGATCGAAATGATCGGTCGGCCGGCCGCCGTCAGGCCAGTCACTGAGCACGTAGGCGCGCCCGCGCGAAGTCCGGATGATGCCGTCCGTTATCGACGGCGCGGCGAGTTTTCCGTATTTGCTCACGATGCGTCTCCTGCGCGGGCGGCGTTCAATGCGTGTAACGTGTCATGGATACCGACGCTGGAGAAGTACGCCGCCGTATCAGCAACCATCGCGTCCGTGAGCGGTTTGCGGCCGAATTCGACCGCCGACAGGGCTGCGGGACCGCACTGCATATGCTTCGCCATGTCGTTCAGCGTCGTTTTGGCGGCGACGCGCAGCGCGCGGACGAGCATGCCGTAAGGCGTCAGCGGGTTCGTGAGGCTCGGCTGTTCCTCCGCCACCTCGGCACGCGGCTCCGGTTGAAACTCGTCCATCAGCGCGACGCGAAGGGCCGTGCGCGTGTCGCTCGTCGGGTTATCGTGATACTCATCGACCAGCATGAGGATTCGCTTCGAGCGTGCGATTGCGTCGCGTGGCTCCGGCTGGCCCGGATGGGCGGCGAGAAGGGCGCGCAACTCGTTTGCCAGCGAGAACTGGCAGCACAATTCGACCTCGCTGATCGCGCGCTCGATCGCGTTGCGCTCGCCAGCCGTCAGCACGTTGTTATTCGGCATGGTTGGCTCCGCGTTCTTCATCGTTGAACCCATCAAACCAATCCATCGATTCGTCCGAGCCGTTGAGATGCGGGTTGTCGGCATCGCTGAACCCGAGTCGATATGCTTCTCGCCCTTCTTCGTAGGCGTCGGTGCGTTCGGTCATGACTGGTTGGCTCCTTGGAGAAGGGCAACAGCCTTTCGGATAGCCTCGCGCTCGGCTTCAAACAGGCGCGGATCGCTCGTCATGCCCTTCAATTCGCTCACGTCGTCGGCCGTCAGCCCCTCCCGAGCGTCTGCCTGTCCGCGATAAAGCTCTACTTCGAGGCGGATCACCTGAGCGGCCCGCTCGACGCGCTCGAATGCGTTCATGTTCTCGTCTACGTCCGCCTTGTCGTCGCCGATGAGCGTTGTGTAGACGCTGGCCAGTGCCTCCGACAGACGTTTCGTGACGTAGGCATCTTCGCCTCGATAGTCTGCCTGCGCCGTAGGCCGCGGGGTGTCGTAGAGCGCGCGTACTTGGTTGTATGTCGCATATTCCGGTTCACGGAGCCGCTGCGCCTGAGCTTCCTTGCAGTTGTGCCAGTGCGACCACACGCCGGTCGTAACCTTCGTCCGGTATTGCCATTGCGTGACCGGTTCCGCTGCCTGCGCGGCCTTGCTTTCCACCGGGTTTGTCCTATCGTTCATTTCCTGTCCTTCCGGCCTTCGGAGGTCGTCGTGAATACTTGGCTGTGCATCAAGTGCCACAAGGAATGGGCTTTCGACGCCGAGAAAATCGGAATCGATTCGTTCGGCATCTACGTGTTCTGCCCGCACTGCGGCCGAAGGAACCAGCTTGAGAGCTTGGGCCATCGGCGCGGTGCGCTTATCCTTCGGCAGACGGGGAAGTAGCGGTTGTCGGGGCGGCAGGCTGCGGGCCGTCTTCCCACCACTGCGGGCCGTTGTTCGCGTAGCGCTGGCCGTTCCGATAGCGCTCGTGCTGGAATCCTCCCCACGTCGAGACGAGCGAGCAGGTCGCACCACAGGTCGGGCACACGTCGTCTTTCTGAGGTGCGTTCTCAGCGCCGCACGCGCCGCAATGGTCGATACGATCGGCCTCGGTATGTGGGCCGAATGCTGCGCGCGGGATGCCGCTAAGTCCGTGTCCTGTCGCCACCGGTTCCACCGCCTCTTGCCCCGCTGCTGCTGCGGGATGCGGTGCTGCTCCGTCGCAAAGCGGGTGATGCGCGCCGTCCCAGTCTCCAAGCCTACGGCACTTGCACGAGACGGGCTGCGACGCTGCCGCTGCATCTGCGGAGGGTGCGGCAGCACGCATCGCCGCGCGCCAGCCTGCGAGCACATATTCGTGCGGTGCGTCGGCATGGTTCGTGCCGAGACTGCCGACGCTTCTCACCGCCGCGCGGAGTTGGTCGCCCGTGGGGTTCGGCACCGCTCCCGCCACCTCAGTGCGAGGGGCGCGGGCATGCGCCCATTCGACAGCGCATTCCCATCCGGCCTCGAAGCTGAGCTCATCGGTCCTACGATTACTAGCAGTCGCCTGATACGCTTTCTCGCAGGCCGCCCGCTCATCCGCCCCATTGCCCGTGCCTTCGAGCGGGGCGGCCCATGGCCTACCGAGCGCTTTCCAGATTGCGACGATGCTGGCGCGGGTAACGCCATGTCCATACTGGTCGCGAGCAACATCCATTGCCGCGTCGATGATGTGCCGTGGCGGCTCGATCCCGGCCGGCGCTGCTTCGTGCTGCTCGACAGGGGATGCGGCGATAGTCGGGACGATCACGCGGTCGATCAGGTCGTAGATGAAGCGCTCATCGTGATAGTCGATCAAGGACAGAATTCGGTCGGGCGTATCGATCCCGATGTCGCGATCCAGTTCGGCAAAGTATTCGGTCAATGCTTCGCCGAGTGCTTGACGCTTGTCGCCCGTCAGCGCATCAGCGCGGCTCTTATCGGTGGTCATAATGCGGCTCCTTCTGTCTTTCATGAATTCACATTGCGCGCCACATAGGCGTTCCCATATTCGAGTGCTTCATGCTGCGTGCTGCGCCTGATGACGCAACCGTGCTCGCGCAGGATGGTGCCGTTGATGTACACGGCCCATTTGATCGTGCCGCCATTCGGCCCAATCGCACGGCGCGCCTCAATGCGTGAGACGCCCGATATTATCCGTTTGGGCATAAGCCCCTTGTTCCCCTTCATTGCACGGCCCAGTTAGCGCCGCTGCGCGGCTTTGGTTGTCGGCATGGCATCGTCGCCAATCTATATGTCTGGTACGCGCTGCTCATAGCGTCTGAGACGCGGCCGGTTATTCCGCCTTCCTGTCTTTCCGTTTTCCGCTCCGCATGCCCGAGGGGGCACCGGAGCGGGCCGTATTATCAATTTGCGTACAAGCATCGTTTCTCCTAGTTCGTTTGCTGCTGAGTCATTACTGTATGCGCTCACACAAATTAACGCAAGGGGGCAGAACAAAAAAACTTCATACGTTTGGAAAACGACAGCCGCATTCTTCGCGCGCCGCCAGCTACAGTTGACCCGTCTCATGCGTGGCTCAAGCCGCGGCGCGAAAGTCGAGGCAGGTATTGCGGAGATACCTGATTGCCGGGCGAAGCCTGTTGCATTCCTCGATTGGGAATGACGGACCCTCCGGGCTATAAGCCCGGCGCGGAATTTCGCGCTACCTCCCTCGTTTTCGAGGATTCCCGTGGCTGTTCGATAATTGTATTTATGTCAAATCATGCAGGAGTCCTAACAATTTATGGGCGTGATTGGCCCATCAGGTAAGCAGGCACGGGCATGTCTGGAGTTAGCCGGTCAGGCGCGCATCCCCCTGTCTACGACCCGCCCGGCAACATACTGATGCCGCCTGCGTCTGCTTACCTGATGACCGGCCTCCCTACTATCATCGTGCGACGTAGCTCGGCCGCGGTGTCTCAGCGTCGCGCGGAGACGATGATCGTGCGTCCCGTGAGCATCTTCAGCGTGTTCATGTCGTCGACGATCTTGCTGTTCCCCGCGTCTACCGTCTTGTACTTCTTCACCTCACGGCGCTTGCTGCTCAGACTAAGCAGCGAGATAAACGGCCACCACACAAACAGCCGCGGGATTGCGCTTCGCTGCACCTTGTCGATTTCCAGCTCGACGGACTTGAACCCGGCTTCGTGCAGTGCGTGCGCGAGGTAGAAGTACGGTACGGGTGTGATGTGCCCAGCCGTCGAGAAGTTTTCGCTCCGCGTGATCGGCAGCGGGCCGAACAGGTTCCAGAAGCCGAAGAACATGAAGCGGAGCCGCGATTTCAGGTTCAGGACATTCGGCGTTGTAAAGATCGCCACGCCGCCCGGCTTTGTCACGCGATACGCCTCGCGAACAAGCGAGCGGTAGTTTTCAAGGTGTTCGACGACTTCGGTACACGTCACCACGTCGAACGATTGCCCGTCATACGGGAGCGTCGAGTCTACGTTGAGGTTGACGATATCGACTTTCTGCCCCGGAAGTCGCATCAGTTCGTCGGTGTAATCGCAGGCTCGGGAGGTCATGCCATTTGCGTTCCGAAGCAAGGCAATTAGCTCGCCAGTGCCCGACCCAATGTCGAGGTGGGTCTTTCCCGTTGGAGCAAGCGTGTGAGCCAGTTGAACGACCTTTTTCAGGATTTTATCGGTTGAAAGTTTCATTATTTTTGTGGTGGCTTTGGTTTTATGGTGGCTATGCGTGGCGCTAATGAAACCGTGGTTTCGGTTCCCCGCCGCCATTCTACTGCTTCAGACTGATCCGTTACTTCGGCCCACGCTCTCCCCACAGCAGTTAAAAAAGGTCAGCCTGATTCGCTTCGAGTGCGACTGGCTGATCCACCTTCTTCGGCAACTTCTCGGCCGCACCGCTCTTACCAGCGCAATCAAATACGGTCCCGCCCTGCTTCAGGCTCGACACAAGCCCTTTGATGGCGTCGAGGGCGCTCGCGTATGCCGTGGCCTTGCCGGGTACGAACCAGCCCGCGTTGTGCGGGATATCCTCGTTGCGAACGCATCCAAGCTCGCCCGCGAGCACGCCAAGCGCCTCCTCTGTCGATTCGAGCAGGCGTGCAGACGGCGGCGCGGTGAGCACTGGGCGCGATGGCTCGGCGGCTGGCGCAGCAAGCACGATAGGAGGCACGCTGACGGCCTGCGCTGCCGTGCCGATAAGCTCGTCGCCAATTGCCTCGTCGGGCGGCGTGTTCGGGCCTTTGGTGTCCTGCCATGCCATTACGCGAGTGAAGTCCTCGCGATTGGGGAGCCAGCGCACCGCCCCCTCCTCAACAATGGCCTTGCGCAAATCCCATACGTCACTGAGCACGTACCCGGTAACATGGAATCTACAGCGCTCGATGACGCGCGCCGCCCGGTCGTGTGTGCGCTGCGAAACGCGAGCAAGCGATAGGGGTGCCGGTTCTGCGGCGACTTCAGGGGTTGGCTTTGTATCCATGCTCAGTCAGGAAAGAGAATACCTGCTACTTGGTTGATGCGTTGAAGGGCCGCGAGGTATTCGCGCATCGCGCTCTTGTATTGCCGCTCGAAATTCAGGTGCGACACGTCGCGTCCCGCTTCGATGCGGTCAGTGCGGATGATGTGCTCCGCCTTTATCCGCAGGTCGATGGCGGTGCAATTCATTCGCGATCCAGCCACGCGAGGGATTCGGTGCATACCGCGGCGTCATCGACGTTACACGCATCCTCGACGTTAATCAGGGTGCGAAACTCGGCCGCGCAAGCGAACTCGACTGCGGCCGTTAGCAACAGAATCAGTGCAACGAGTTTCAAGCCTTGTTCTCCGCGGCGGTTCTGCGGCGGCGCGGCGCGGCCTGCATCGGGCGAATGAATGTCGCCATCGGGCCGTCCTCGGTGTCGAAAACTTCGAGTAGCGTGAAAGGCTGAGTTCCCTCCTCGTGCGCGGGATAGGCTGGCGTCCATTCGGCGAGCGTCATGCGGCCCTCGTGATACGCCTCCGACTTGTCCGAATCCTCGGATTCGAGCGTGGTGAAGCAGCATTCGAGGCCGAACGCTTTCAGGAAGCCCGCATAGTCCGTTCCCTCGTCCATTACCGGCATGTCGGGGTGATAGAGCGCGCCGTCCGCGTTGCGCGTCAGCGGCCAGCGCGGCGCGAGCAGGCGCGCTTTCAGCCCTTCGAGGTTCGGCGTGATGCTCGGCGCGAGGCCCGGCCCAGTCGTGAGCAGCGCAATCGCCTCGTCGATGTATCCCTGCTTGCGGCGCACGTCCGCGTCTCGCGTTCCCACGTCGCCGAAGTTCGGGCGGATCGAGCGCAGCAGGGAAACGAGCGTATCGGCGTTCGTGGTGGCGCGCTGCTCCGCATAGAGCTGATGCTTGCCCTTGCCGAGCGTGGCGCGGCCGTGCTCGTTGAGCGCCATGAATACGATGCCCGTCACGCTATCGCCCGGCTTCGAGATAGTCACACTCGCGACCGGCTGCGCGGCCTGCGCGTCAGGGTGCATCAGACGCCACATTTCCTGATTGTCGAGCCAGCGAACGGCGCTCATTTCGACGATGCAGCGGCTGCCCTCCTCGTTCGCGAGAACTGCGCCCGTCACCTTGTAGCCACCGCGCGCTACGATATCGTTCGCCTTCACGTCGGTCAGACGGTCGCCCGTCTGTACCGGTGCGGCTGCGCGCGGCGTGTTGAGCGCGCGGATATGATCCTCAAAGCGCACATACAGGCCGTTCGGCTCGGGGTTGATTAAACCGCCCGGAATGAGGTTGAAGCGCATGATCGGTTGCGTTTCGACTGCCTGCGGCAACGGCGAATGCTTCGGCTTCGCCGCTTGCTTAGTGCGGATCGCCTCTACCTTCGTCCATACGCGTGCCAGTTCCGTCTCTGCCGCCTCGTGCATGTCGAGGCCATTGGCGAGGCACAGAGCCGCGAGCGTGACCATTACGCCGCCCGTTTCCTGATGCGGCTCGCCGACGGGCCGGTTCCAGACGTAATTGACCAGTTGGAACGCCTCGCTTGCGGTCATGCCGCATGCCTGCACAAGCTCGGCGGCCTCCTCGAAAAAGCGATGGTTCCGCTCCTCGCGGTCGCCCGCGATCACCGGGCCAAAGCACTCCATCAGCCAAGGCTGTACGCGGTCCTGAAACGTAGGCAGGTCGGCGTTGAGTGTGGAAAGGCGGCCGAGAACGCGGGGGTTTTGGTGGTCTTGACTCATGGTGTGGTCCGAAAACGCGCATTCGAGCGCGAGATTTTATAAATTTCCTGATCGTTCAATCGCGCGAAGTCGTGGGGCTTTCTGCCGCGGTTTCCGGAATTGAGCGGGCATAGTGCCGCGCGATGGCATCGGCCATCGGCGCGAGCGCAATGAGTAGATCAACGACGGGAGCCTCGCGCACGGCATTGGCAAGCAAGGTGAGCCGCGGAATGCGCGAGGCTCGCATCGCGTCGGTAAGCATCTGAGCGAGGTCGCTTGCATCGATGCGCGCGCCGGGCGCGGCGATGCGCGGTCCGTCGATCATCACGCCTTCAGCGTCGCGCAGCGCGGCGCGCCGTGCGTCGAGGTTCGTGTTCATGGCCTGGTCAGATTGTGTAGGAGCAGCCTTTGGGAGCGAATCGGGCGAGCGAGGCCGGGCACTCCGGCACAACCACGTCGTTATCCGATGCCTTCAAATGCGCGGCGAGCGCCCAGTCATGGACGGCGATGCACGTTTCGAGCGGCCAATACCCGATCACGTCGAGCGGAACCTCATACCCGACGAGTTCGAGCGCGCATTGAAGGCTCTCGTCGTCGCGCTCGTAGCCGTTGGTGTCGAGCACGGCCGTAGCCGCCGTGTCGGCGGGCAGCGCGCCGGTTCCCGTCGAGCCGAAACCGCCCTCGCCTCGTGTCGTTTCGCTCAAGTCCTCGACCTCGGCAAACTGGACGGATGGCGCGAGTTCGAGCATGGCCTGTGCAACGCGGTCGCCATTGTTGACGACGTAGTTCCCGCCATCAGCGCGCAGCGCAACCTTGATTTCTCCGCGATAGTCACGGTCGATGATGCCGACGCAGTTCGAGAGTCGCACGGCGTCCCTGAAGCCGTGGCCGCTGCGCGAATAGATTTTCATCACGTAGCCGGGCGGGATTTCAACAGCCAAGCCAGTGCGGACAATCGCCGCCTGTCTGTCGTTCGGGTGCGCAACTGCGTTGTCCACGTCGATAGCGACGAGGTCAAAACAGGCCGCGCCTTCCGTCGCGAACTTGGGGATCACCGCGTCCGGGTGCAGGCGCTTTATTTTCAGGGTGGCCATGATGGTTCTCACTGGTAGATAGATTTGAATGCTTCGAGGTCGTATTGCGCGACACGCGCCACGTTGCCCTCGCCGTAGATATAGGTCGCGCCGTATTTCGCGCCGGGGAACTTGAATTCCGCGCTACACATGATTCCGTGGTTCGGTTCGGTCGGTTCGAGACGGTCGTGGCAAATGTGAATGCGCGTAATCGTGCAGCCGGGAAACTTCGCCTCGACGAGTTCGATAAGCGCAGCCTCGGCGGCGGCGCGGCGGCGCTTGGAGGCGTCGTGCATTGCCGCGCACGAGGCATCGCAGAACACCTTCCGCCCGCGCACGATGGCGCGCTCCGCGGTGTCAACCTCGTCGCCGTCGTCGTTGTGGTGCTCGCGCGTAATCGGAGACTGGCACTCGTGCAAATGGCAATGGAACGTCCATCCGCCGTCAATCAGCGCCATGATCGGCACCGGGCCGGGGGCGTAATGATCGAATTGCGCCGAGCGATGTGCTGAAACGTCATCCCAACCAAGGCCCAGTTCGCTCGCGCCCTCGGTGCGCGCCGCCGCGTTCGACTTCGCGAACACAAGCGCGGAGCCTTCACACGGCCCCTCGTAGTGATCAACCTGATACGCCTTCAGCGGCTTTTGTTTGGCTTCATTCATCGTTCAGCGCTCGAAAGTGGGCGATCATCGCCTCGGGTGTCTCGAATACCGGCGCGTCCATGTGCAGCGCTTGGCGGTCGTAGTAGCGCAGCCGTTCGGCGATGCGCATCATCTGGTTCGGCTTATTCATCCGTTCGAGCAGGATCAGCGCGCCCGCGCAGTGCTGCTCTTTGTCGTGCGGAATGTGATCGCCGGTTTCGTCGTCGTGTTGCGTCGTTTTGTGGCAGGCGAACGTCTGCTGCTTTCGCGTGATGGCGTCGCAGATTTCCTCGACACGTTCCGTGTTGAGGTGGAACGTGATATCGCTGCGAAACGGACAGTCTTTGCAGGGCTTTTTCAGGTCGAAATTCATGCGCTTGCCTCTCAGAAAAGCCGCAATTGCGGGCCGCCCGGCTCGCATTCCAGCGGCGCGAGTGCCGGTGCGGTCGGCGCGTCATCGAAAAGCCGCTGCTGTCCGATGGCCTCAAGCTCCTCTGCCGTGAGTGCTTCGCCCGCCATGCAGCATTCGACGGCCTGATTGCGCCGCTCGTGCATCGCGCCGCACTTGCGACATATGAACTTCAATTGCCCGGCCATCGACAGACGCCCCGTGTCACTCTGGAATATCGAAATACTAATATCGATTCAGGCTACATGCAATAGAAATGTCTATATTTAGAGGGGCGGGAAAACGAAACGCCTATGGCCGCCGCGCGGCCCCGTACCATCAGGCGCATGGATACAAAGATCACGACCGCCGACGCGCAGGACATGGTTTCGCACTGGCTCGAAACGCCAGTGAACGGCTATCTCGGCTCGGACTACGGCTCGAACTTCCCCGACCTGCTGCAAACGCCGCTGCGCACTGGCGGCGCGGATGCGGTCATCGCGAAGCTCAAAACCGATGTGCCACTGCTCGCGGCCATGCCGCGCGGCTCGGTCAATCTTTACTCGCAAGACACTGGGCCGGATCAACGCCGGTACTTCATCGACCTGTCCGGGCAGACAGTCGATATTGGAGGCAAGTAATGTCGTATTCGCGCGATGACTTCATGACGGCCATTGCCGCGGAGGTATCGAACCAACCGCTCGCCGCGCAGTACTATCAGGCTGGCGACCCTCGCCTGCTCGCGCAACTGAATGCGATGGCAACCATGCTCGCGATGCTCTCGCAGCAGATCGACACAGAGAGCATGGAGCCGTTCATCAAGGCGCGGGATACGACCGTGCTCGCCGATGCGAGCATGAAAGGCATCCTGCCGTTTGCGCGCCCGCCGCGCCTCGCGCTCACGGTCACGAACAACGATGTGACGACGCTCAATATCGCCGTAGGGCGCAACGTCATCGACCAGAACGGCCGCGTCTACGTGACCGAAACACAGGCGAGCATCCCCGCGGGACAGACCGCAACCGTCAACGTCAAGCAGGTAACGACGCGTACCTTCTCGCACACGGTATCGAACTCAGTCGCCTTCTATGGCGTGCAGATTCCGCCCAACAGCGACACCGAGCAGGTCATCAGCGGCATTTACGTGAGCATCGGCGGTGTGCCCTATCCGTACACGCCGGAATTCCAGAACCTTGCCGCGGGTGCGGCAGGCTATTCGCTCGAAACGGACGAGCAGCGGCGGCTTTGGGTCAAGTTTGGATGGGCTAATGTTGTCGGCGTTCAGCCCTCGAACGGCACGCAGATTGACTTCACGGTCGAGGAGACATTCGGCGCGAACGTGCTTTCGGTCGATGCCTCTTTTACGTTCGAGTCATCGGTATCGAGCGCGGACCGGATTGCGACGCTCAAGCTCGCGTCGGTCATCTTCGCCGGGGCCGACCCGCTGGATATCGAAACGCTGCGCGAGTATGCGAAGTATCCGAGCACCTACGATTCGTCCGCCGTCTATCTCGGCAACTTCGATTTTCTGATCCGCCGCAACGTGTTCCCGCTGCGCTTTCTCTCGGTCTGGAATGAACAGGTCGAGGAGTCCGTGCGCGGCCCGAGCGTGGCGAACATCAACAAGCTGTTCGTGTCGGCCCTCATGGACGGCGTTGATACGACGTGGCTTCAGGGCGAAATCCGCCGCATCATCAAGCTCGCCGATGACTCGTACTCAGCTATTTTCGTCAATGCCGTCCCGACCGAACTGCCGCTGACGATCAACGCGCAAGTCTCTGTCGTGCATGATGTGGGTGACGTTGAGGCGAAAATCCGCGACGTGGTCTATCGCCTGTACGGCAAGGATTCGCAGGCCGCTGCCAAGGGCATGATGGCGATGAACAACAAGAAGCTGTCGGACGCCCTGAAAACTAACGTCGTGGCCCTGCAAGACGACGGCTCGGACCTTCAGGTGTCACTTGCCGCGCTCCCCGTCACGCTGCCCGAACAGTACCGCTACGTGTCGGAGGCGTCGCTTACCGTCAACGTGACGCAGGCGACGTACAACGACGGCATGTGGAGTTTCTAAGC